TGTATACTCAATGATGTACCGCAGGTCTTCATTCGACGGAGACTGCTTTAAAAGCTGTTCTCCTGCAACCTGTTTCAAATCTGTCCACCGGATGATGTACCGCAGGTCTTTATTCGACTTATTCAACATTGATTCCATTTTCGTGTTTTTAATTGGGGGTTTGTTGGATTTACTCAATTGTTTTAACGCAGGTACATTCATCAAAGTGCTGTTCGCAGTCTGAACAATGGCATTCAGCACCCAAATAATACACCTGTAGTTCCTTCAATGTAAAAGGACGCTTTCTAACGCTGCCAGGATCAGCTAAAAACGATGATCTACGGAAGCCGTGATCGTAAGCGTCTTTTATGATCATGTGGGCGTGTTTAAGCGCTTTTTTGTGTCTGGTGGTAATTGATGAAAGTTCAGCTTTATGTGAACGGCGAAGATCTTCGATAGTATCTTGTTTTCTAATAGCTATGTTAACCACCTTTTCGTAATTCGGATTTTCAACACCTGAAGCGTCGATGGCGAAGGTTTTTTTAATTTTCTTAACTTCATCCTGCATCAATTTTATTTCAATTTGACGATCTTTTAATTTACTGTTCACTACAGCTAAATTTCGTTTTAAACGTTTGATTTCAAACTGAAGTTTCTCAGGTGTTGCTGTATGAAGTTCTGTCAAGATGGTTGTCATTTCTATTTTACTTTAGATCTTACTTTTTTCAAACGATCGGGAATAGATTTTGCAATCTTCCTTTTGTAATCCTTTTCCATTACCAGTTGTGCCGTTTTGCCGAAGAACTCAATCTTCTCAATAGCTACAAGGGCTTTGTTGTCTATTTTGGTAACGGTCACCTGTTTATCAGGCGGGATTTTTCTTTCTTCCCGGTGCTGGTCAACACACTTTTTAACAGACTTTTGAACAGCCCGTTGTGTGATGCCGCTAAGTTCGGCGTACTCCGCCGTTGTTAATGTAGTCATAATTGATAATATTGGTTTTGATTCGTGGCAGGTGGGGGAATCGAACCCGCCTAAAATGCACCGCTAAGTAACATGTCATAGAGTATGCCTCCACCGCTTGTAATGTATTCTTCATACATACCGTCTAAGCTACCCTGCCAGGTGGCTGACTTGTTCAGCCGAACATTGTATTTTTCAGTGCCCATAAAGGCCAATACATACCAACAGAACGGTTACAGGCATGTTATGTGTTTTTATCCGGCTGGTGCGGTGGCCCCGAGTCGAACAGGGAAGAAGCGAACTATCCTTTGCAGGGATCGAATTTTAATACATGCGCATGTATTAAAATGCTTCAGTGTGCATACGATCACACTGTGTTTGCCAGTTTCACCACCACCGCATGTATACCGGCCGCTTACTTGATTAGTACTAATCGTTTCAGCATTCGGACATACAGTTATTTATAAAGACTTACCAGTTCAGTTACTTGTTCCGGTAAGAAGAGAAATTCACTGCCTAACCAGGGACAACCATTGCTCAGCACATAAGCGATGCGGGCTGCTACACCTTCGGGTGTATTATCGAACTCTGCCCACTCCTGAGCGAACAAGAAATTGAACATACACCAATCAGGATCTATACCGGTGAAGCACCGTTCAACATACTGCATCCATTCTTCACCAAACAACGGTTCGATACCTGCACGTGGTCCATGCCCTATTGCATCTGCCACGCCTGCATGGTCGTGATTACATGGACTACCGCCACCTTTTACATAGGTCGTCATGTCAAAAACTTCTTGGATACCTGGTTGAAGCAAATACTCTGCAAGTTGTTGTAAGTTCGCAGATTGACGAAGTGAAATGTTTATTTCTTGATGAAGCATTTTGCCTGTTGTTGATTCTGTAAAAGTATGTAGTTCGTAAATACGAACCAAATTTATTTTTTATGACCTGTATCCCTTGTTAAATCCAGCAACTAATGGTTCAATGTGCCCACCGTGCAGGGTAAGCAAATCAAGGAAGCTGCTGTTCTGTATAATAGATGTCAATCCGTCTTTCCTGCTTTCTGAACCCAATTTAAAAGCTTTGTCAATGCTTTCAGCTGTTGGAACCTGTGTGTCTAAAGCGATTGGAGCGAAAATATTTTTCATTTTTTTTGTTTTTGCTGTTGTTGATAGAGCGAAGATATGTGGTTCGTAAATGCGAACCAAATTTATTTTTATTAAAACAAAAAAAAATCCCTGGTTGATACCAGGGACCATTTTAATAACCTACACCTATTCTACTGTTCGTTAGTAGAAATGACGCCATCAGCACCCATTTGGATCACACGTACATTGTCAGGCTGATTAATATATTTAGGACGACGGATACCTGCCAGCCTGTATTTAGCTACCCGAGTTATGCTTACGCAATCGCCCTGGTTACCACCTAATACATGGTAATATCCTTTATCTTCTCCAACGTATAGCCCAACGTGGCCACCTGATTCACGTTTAAATACCAGTACGTCACCTAACATGGCAACCTGAACTGGTACGCCGAACTTAGTCCAGTTAAGCGCCCAAAGGAACTGCTGCGGTATTACCTTTTCACCAGCGGTCGCCACAATGGCCATAAACAAACCACACCAGGCTATTTCATCAGCTGTGTAGATATTATCCACTTTCAACTGTTTAGCCCAATCAAGGATGACAGGGTTGTTCCTTTTGCCAGGTATCTCAGCCACCCCGAACAGGGATAATGCAGCAAGTAACATTTTCGGTCCGGGCTCGTTATTAAGCCATTCGTATTTTTTAGGTATCATATGTTTATTTTTTTACAAATTTAAGAAATACAATAAGTGAGAATATAATTATCAGCCCAATCACTATTGCCAGGGCATAATAAAACAACTGTTTGTAAACGTCCCGTTCAGTTGTTGCCTTGTCAGCCATTGACTTTTGATCGTTCAATGCGATTTGACATGCTGCCAGTTCAGGCGGATTTAAGTTGTAGTGCGGTAATATGCCGGTGACGGTATCCGATTTCGGTGGTTTGTAGGCATTGCGTAGGGTTTTGATCGATCGTTGCAGTGAATCCACCTGTCGCATGAAGGATAACACCACATCAGCACAATCATTGCTAATGGCGGACGCCTCTTTTCTCTTTTCGGCCAGTAATGCAAGTAAACTATCCCCCCGTAGTTCTAAAGTGCTTAAATCGGCTGTATGGTCGATATTGATAGGGGAACTACTGTCCGGCAAAAAAAATAAATCCCCTACCGAGTCGATAGAGGGGAACGCAGTGGCACAAATTGCCGGTAATTTTCCATGGTCTGTGAGGTAATTGACTGCTTTTTTTTCGGTCATACACGACACGAACAGGATGGCGATGCAGGTTGTTAATAATAAACGTTTCATTTAGGTATTTTTGGTATTGTACGTGAAAATAACGTATCCCCGTTGGGATACAAAAAATATTTCCAAAAGTAGCGAACCGCCTTTCCTTTTTCGTCCACCCACTTGTCTATCAAAAGCGTCACTTCCTTCTTAAAAGTTTCCTGATATATCGAATCAACAACTAGTGCCAAACTGTCCTGTTTATGTTTCGTTTCGTCTATTTCAGCTGCAAGGTCCCGTCGAATAGAGTCTATAAGCGGCGCCGCAGCTTCTTTATAAACCTTAATGATCATTTCTGAATCAGTAGGTATGGTATCAATGCATGTAATACACGGACCATTACTGAAGCTGGTTGAAGTAACCACAACAAAAAAAAGAGCGCCGAATATCTGTTTCATAATTTACTGTTTTGTGTGATAGTATCTACTTTATTATTTAAAGTATCCACTGCCTTTTGATATTGTTTAACTTGTTCCTTCAAAGGGGCTGCACTAGCGTTAAAATCCTTTCTTAGTTCTTCAATCAATATCTGACGATATTCCTTTGCTTCGATCTTTGCCTCGTCCTTATCTTTTCTGTTTTCTTTTATGCGTGAAACGAAACATGAAATTAAAAGAGAAGTTGCGGCTAATGCCACGCCCCAACCACCTTTTTTGTTTTTCATGGTATTGAATAACCTTGTTATGAGGGTCAGATCCATTTACGAGGGTTTTTAATGCAGTGTATAACTGTACTTTCCAGTAGCAGTCTAGGAATACGGTTTGAATATGTCGTAAAAGTACCAGAATTTCAGGCAAAAAAATAAAAAATACGATCAAACCGAAGTTATAATATTCCATTTTATAACAGTGCATAGGACTTAAAAACCATTCATCAAACAGATTGTAAAGGCTGATTCCTAAACCGATCAACATTGTTTTCCTTACCCAAAATATTTGTTTCCCCAAATTATAACACAAAGCGAACAGGAATAACAAAGCCATCCCTAATGCCTGATAGCAAAAATCATCCCATAGCAGCTTCCATAATTGGTAAGCTGCCAGGGATGATGTTAATCCGGCTATTGCCAGGATGTTGTTTGTCTTATTGTTCATCGATATTCCTTTGACGTGGTGGCGGGCGGTCGCCTACTACAGCCGCTTTAATGGCTTCCTTCTTCTCTTCCTTCGCTGCTACATCTTTCACAGGTAAGGCACTCACACCGAACACAGTGGTCGCAATAGCTATCAGGTAGCCGCCGTACTCAACTACAAGCGGGGCAAAAGAGGGATTCCACACTCCGTGGTCAATTAAAAACAATGCAGCTCCCGCAACCGTTGCCAAAATACCGAACACCTTTTGCAGGTTTTTAAACAACGTGGGTGACTTGGTTGTAAAGCGGGCCAGTATGTCGGCGCCATTGTGGATGATAAAGTCTACGATTTTTTTCATTTTTGTTTTTTTATATGAAAGGATAGGTATTAATTAGGAAAAGATTGTATAGTTATCCTTAATCCATTTAGATATCCATACTGATAAGTATTAGTACTATTTCCCCCTACAGGGCAATATATGCCTACAAACAATCTACCTGACCCGTCTGCTACCTGATAAGTGAATGTAGCAACATTTGCTGTATTGCCTTTTACATTAAGAGTTGTATTCGTAGTGCCATTCGCATCAGTGACCCAATATCCTGCTTGCCTATCGGTTGCCGCTACTTGTGAAGTAAGCCTACTCCCTAGAAACTCTAATTTATATGGGGTCCCAGGAGTTAAGCCGCTTATAAGAACATTGTATCCATTCGCTGCATAAGTGAAGTCATAAGGGGCGCTTGTGGTCTTCAGTCCATTGTTGAACCAATACGAAGCAGTAACCGTACTTCCAAATATAAAAGAAGGATTACCGGCTGTAGCACCACCACTATTTACTGAGTTGTTGCCGTTAGGATTCCACTTCGTTGTGGACACAGAAGACACGCTTATACTGCGTCTGCTATCAGTAGCGGTAATAACGGTTAAATGCGGGTCCCCGCTAACATCTGTCCATCCTGTTACGCCTTGTGCTGTAGCATTAAAATTGAATTGAGCCGCCACAGAATCAACAGAGACAGGCGTTATCTTGATTATACTGTTAGGGGTAACTGAGTTGTCTTTGTATCGTCCAAAGACCCTATACCATGTTGCTGCAACCGGTGCGGTATAAGATTTAACTGCTAAATTCCCAGTAGAAGTACTATCAAAATATGACCATGTTGTACTGTCAGTTGAAGAATAAACAACGTATGTCTTAAACGCAGTTACAGGCACGAAAAATGATTTCTTCCAAAACTGCCACTGATCATTTTCCAGCCTTACAATACCAGGAGCCGTCATGTGTACACTGTCACTATAAGCTATAGTTGTGTCCATCCTGGCTACTGTTCCGTATTGCAGGAAACTCATATAGTCGTTATTTGCTATCACTCTTAATGTATCATCCAAGGCTATCGTTCTGCGAAAATTCCAAAGGCGTGATGAGTGTGTAGGATCGGAATTGTAATTTGAACGTGGTCGAGATCCATTTACTACTACTATAGCGCCACGGGTCCAAGCATATCTAAATATTAATTTCCAGTAACTGGCCTGGGTGGCAGTGTCGTAACTTGCGACCCAGTTTGTAGGTTCATCCAGAAGTATAATTCCCGGTGACTGAGATAGTGCATCATCTACACTTACGCCAGCCGTGCCCCCATCTGACATTGGCCTTATAGGTGCGGATGTTTGACCACCTAAAGAATAATTCCAAAATGAAAGGGTATATCCATTTGTTGAAAATCGCGCTTGTATTACAGAGGGGTAGGAGCTAGATCCTGTGGGTTGAACCCCTGCTAATGTAGAACTTCCTAAACCTACCAAGCGTGGATTCTTAATTAACGTGCTATCGTTGTAGTTAAAAGTGAGCGTTAATAATGAAGCGGCAATAGACCCTTTAAGGGGGAGAGTGCCGAATCTCATAATAGGCTTTCCCTCTACAAAATCACCCTGATGTAGCCCTTTCCATTTATTATTAAGAGGGCTAAATGAAGTCCTTACGTTTTGTGCACTTGATATTACAGGGAATAGAAGTGCAAGTATAAATAACTTAATTACTGTACCAGTTCGCACCATCTGAAAATAAATTTAAGTATGAATTATTATAGATGGAAAAATTACTTTGTCCGTCTATTTTCTGAGTTCCGCCCGCCTGAATGGTCAGTACATGTGCAGTATTGTCAGTTCTTAAAATATAGTACTTAATGCCATAACCCACATTGGTACCAGTACTTATCCAATATGGTGAAATAGATGCATCAGGAAGGGTAATTGTAACATCGGTGCTAGTGCAATCTATTAGCCATTTAGTAGCTGTACTGTCCATTGTAGTATTTGCAGTTATTGCTTTTTTAACTTTTTCATATTTCACCCTGCTCGTATCTGATCCCTGCTGGATACCTGCCCAACCGGGATTTCCTCCGTACCCTACTGTCAAAACTTGGCCAGGTGTGCCCGCAGCTATAGGAGCAAGGAACCCCGTTGCACTATCTCTTTTGTACAAATCCCACTTCGCCGCAGATGGTACGTTGAATTTTACAGTGCCAGTCACATTGAAACGTGCAGTTGGGGTAGTGTCTCCTATGGATACGTTTCTTGACGAATCTATCATCATTGAAACATAAGCCAGGGCGCTTCCGCCCTGTGCCGTATCGGGCATATTTATAAATTTAGATTTAGTGCCTATGCTATTGGTAAAGTATAAATCTTTGTTTACCGTAGAAGTCCTTCCTATTGATGCAGATGCTTTACCATTAAAATCACGAAATGCAATATATCCCTGGGCAATATTATTCGTATAAGCCGCATTGCTTCTGGTTTCAATACTTCCATAGACAGATAGTTTTTCAACAGGTGCATAAGTATCTGGGCCCGCTATAATATTTCCACCTCCGGGAGATATGTAAGAGTTTCCAGTATTGTAAAGATTAACATATACTTTAGCTACTTGCCCCTTCGTGGCACTGCCATCTAGCACGAAGTCACCCAAACCGCCTAAATTAGCCTGTGCGGCAGCGCGTACTATCATCATGTTTGCATCAAATACAGTTCTATTGACATTGTTATTTACAGCGAATTGAGCATTCAAACCTACTGATTTCCACCACAGTGCATACGGCGCACCTATCGAGCTCCAAACGTCTGTAGCTGGATTTGAATTTGGCACTGCATACTGAACAGCTCCTATATTACCCGCTGCAAGTGTACCAGCGCCTAACGCTAACCACATAGCTCCTTTAGTAGTATCGTAAAGTCGATGTATCCCGTCCGTATAATCCATATTAAAACACAGATTAGCTTCGGGGTTGCCATGCATACCCACACTTGCTACAGATGACCCAACATTTAAACCCGCTCCTGTTCTCTGAAACTCAATAAATGCTGGACGGTTATTTAAAATTCGCAAGTTAAAGCTATCTGTTCTTAATATAGTAGACTCGGTTAAATTGCCGCCTAATTTTATAACATTTACCACTTTTTTTAATCCGTTTGAAGCTGTCCTAAAACTATCAATTAATCCAGGAATAGCCGCAATATTAAGAGTTTGGAACGTCTTATCCCCTCTCCAATATTGTGTATTTGCTCCGGAACTTATTAAAGGCTCTTTACCATTAATCCTATTGCTTAAGGACGTAGTATCTATTGCATTTGCCGCCAATGAGTCTAATTGTGTTTTAGTGATAAATTCCTTTGGAAATCTTGCATCAAAGCCACTTACCCATGAATTAAATTTGGCTGCGATTCCGGACGTGTTAGATACAAATTCTATGGAGTCTGCTTGTAATCTGCCTTTGCTGCCAGATGAAGATATATCAAATCCATTTCCGGAAATAACTTGCATACCTCCTGTAGCATTTATTGTATATGTTTTAGTAAGTAGCTGCAAATCTTCTTTTGTACCGCCAAATATGCTACCACTATACATAATACCTCTACCAATTGTAAGCCCTGTTACATTTGGGATGTTATCGAATCCAGTATAAGAAATTACATTTTTAGTTGTATCACCTGTATTTGTAGTTTCCTGCAATGATCTAGACCGGCCTTGTACAATTATCCATTTTGCACTATCACAATTGTAGGCGTAAAGTATATTATTCTTCTTTGCGATGCGGCGGCAACTGTCAGTGGTGTTGACTGTAGATGTAGTTGTGTCGTCTGGTATAATTAAGCCAGAATCAGCCCTTAAATACTTAGCCTGTGTATTAGGCGCGGATTGGTATTTCTGTGCAAATAAAAAAGAAGGGAATATTAATAGAATAATAATTAACAATCTGTTTTTCATACTTTTTTTTTAAGGTAATTTATTACTATATAAATTTGCATACCATTCGCCAGACGTAGTTTGGTTTACTGTCATTACATTATCGGGCAAGTCAGTCAAATTAGTAAAAATAATTTTTTTTTGGTCAGGATATGTAGCTGTCAAAAACTGACTTGTTATTGCGCTACTGTCAAAAGCTGTACTTACTTCAATAGCGTCAACTCCGCCTCCAACCGGTTCCCATACCATTGTAATTCGATTCCATTTATACTGCAGACCTTCTTTCATGCCGATCGCGTTTTCACCTACCGGAGGTGTAATTAAATCTACTAATTCAGGAAGGGAAAATTCACCTGTTACTGAAATTTTAGCATCATGTTCGATGTCTAAATATGATTTTTGATATTCTACTGCCATGATTTATGCTTTTACATATCCAGTTAAATAAATATTTTTCGGTTTAGTTTCTCCTAATCCACCATAATTAATAGTAAAATCAGAACCTGGTGATGAATCCCCACCAGTTGTTAATTTCAAATCTCCTGAACCTGCATCAGTAGTAGATAGTTTAGCTTTAGGTATCGTTATTTGAAATGCTTTTATTGAATCTTCCTGATATCCACCCGCATGTGGATATATTCTTTCATTCGTGTCTCTTCCGGTGCCATCTTCATCAGTAAATCTGACAAATAGCCCACGCACATCAGGCAATCTAAAATTAGTTGAATTGGTGCCTAAACTAAAACACCCTTTATAACTCATGTCAGATGGATTACCAGGATTCCACAAAGAATCAGTTACAATTGAATTGCCATATCCAGCAACTTCATTCCATAAACGTGGATAGTCAGCGCGAAGTACCAGATCACCGTTTAATTCCAGAGAATTTTTTTTCTTTTTATATCCAAATTCTACTTCTCCTACACTTTGGAAATTACCATACATCGATATTACATACCATCCATCTTCCCCCTGCTGAAGCCATAGTATTTCGCCTGATCCCATCCAAATTGTATTGGATGCGCCACCGTTAAAGTATATCATTTGATTATCTACCGTGGTAATAGTAGTTTGAACCGAATTGATGCCAGATGTTTCGAAAGGGATGATAGCAGAATCCTTAACATTCAAAATAGAAGGAAGGGTGTATGTAATTCGGTTAGTTCCTCCGGCGATATTTAACACCTTGCGTTCATGTACTTCACTATATGCAATTGACGTATCTATCAATACAATTCCGGTAAATAGTCCACCTGAACTTTCAATTACTCCGGCATCGCCTCCCTGTAGTTTTACCAGCTTCAGAATAAACACTTCACCTTCACGCATTTTTGGGGCATCCCCAACCAGCAGGAAGCCACCTGTAGAAATGATCTCATACTCAGGCGTTGTTTCGCCACCTAATAGGTCACCAACCATACGCCGCTGTAAAATGAAATCCTGGCCGGCTATGGTGGGCAAATCCCAGCGATATTGCCCGGCGTGAGTTGCATCAACTACAAGTTGTATGGTACCGTTAGTAAGAACAGGCGGCTGCGTGGTGCCATCGCCTATAATCTTACTCCGCATCATTGCTATGGTCATGTAACGTGTTTCGTTCTCCGACCGGTCCCATCCTGCAATGACGTCATCGTCCTGAACGTCAGTAAATGGCGGTAACTCAGGAATGCGGGCGGTCTGTAATTCCACCTGTATTTCCTGTGCGGTGCCGATTATAAACCCTCTAACTATAGCCATTTATTAATTTTTTAGATTATATCAAAGGTAATTAACTCAATTTTGAAAAAATCCTTCTAAATCGGACCACGTTCGGACCAAAACCCGGACCAGATCAAATCTGCTGTGGTGGCCGATCGGACCAGTTGCACCACATTTTCGGACCTTTTTCTATTGCTTTCCCTATTATAATAATATTTTTATTTTATTTACATAGAGTATACAATAATGTGGTCCATGTGGTCCAAACCGCCACTAGAAAGGGTTTGATATGGTCCGGTATGTGGTCCGGCTCTGGTCCATGTGGTCCTAACTTGCTTTGTACAATTTACCATCAGTTCCCATGACGATAGCCACCGTGGTCATTCCTACTGGTTTAACCTGCATATCAGGGAAGATGGCGGTCCCTTGCTCAATAGTGATGTCGCCGACGAATTTGTTTTCCTTTGACCGGTCGTCAACCTGATTGGCTAAATCCTGAACGCCACGATTTGCACCATCAATGCCGTTGTTGATAGCTTCCAGCACCCCGCTGATAGATTCGTCAGATAACTGTACGTTATAATCGTATTCATCATCGAACGAACGGGTCATGTCATTGATCCGGATTGCCCTGGAAACTTCAAGTTCGGTATCTAAGATCCAAATCTTATCGCCTGGTGACAGCACGATATTATTTTTACGCATGAAAGTAGGATCGGTGGTAACGGTGTATTTCAGAATCGGATTAGACACTTCATTCAGATAAGATGTAGCCTGTGTCAACAATTCGGCTTCCGCTGCATCAATGTAAGATTGCGGCATTTTCAAGTCAACCAATACATATTTATCACCGATGGTAGCTTTAAAAGTAGTTGACGGAATATCAATACTCTTTTCGCTTTTGTTTTTCAGGATGGTGAAGGTCTTTGTTAGGTTATCGAACTTATTAACATCAAAGGTATATCCGGCAAGCTGACCAGTATTAAAAGTTACCTTGACATTCACACCAGATAGTTTGTAGTCGTTAACGTCAAAATCGATGGCGTTGTCAGAAAACTGGTATACATTCAATCCATTCACTGAAGTGACTATTCCTTCACGATGCGGGAAAATATCATCAAATGTTTTTGTTTCTTCGTCTATGCCATATAAGGCCACATTCTTTTCAATGTATCCATCTGTACCAGGAAGTAGCAAACGTGTTGCGCCGTTGCGATAATCTTCAGGAAGGTTTGTTGCTGATCCGAATGCGTACAGTCGTGTGGTAACAGAACTGTTATCTATCGGTTCACGCCTGATGGTGTACAGCCCTTTGTCGTATCCGTTTTGTAAAGTGATACCGGTATTACGTCCACGCTTTGCCAAATGGATTTTCTTTCCTTCAATTTTGTATTCGGTGTCGTACTCATTAGCAATACGCTGTAATGCAGCAAGGCATGTTTCACCAGCAAACGTCATGTTTTTATAAATACCTGGTATCACTTCACCGCGTGACCATCCAGAACTAACACGGTTAGCATTTTCAACAACCTTGTCTATAAATTCTGTCGGGTTACCCATCAATGAGAAATTGCCTTCACGCAACTCGTTGTTCTCATTATAGAACATGTATTGCGTTTTGTTCAGCTGATAGTAATCTGCATACATGACAACGCTGTAGTCATACTCACGTGATGACGATTTATCTGCAATAGGAACGTTCATAATGTAGTAACGCTCATTGAAAATGTCAGCAAAGTCACCTATTCGGAAATAAATCATACTAGATGATTTAATTGTGAAGGTGACTTTGTTATCTCCCATTATCGCTTTGGACTGACTACCACCATTTAGTGTAGTTAAGTTGTATATCAGCTGCGGTGCGTTTTGGTTCCGATAAAGTGCTATGTTAAAACTCATGTGATGATGAATATACCAGGTTCGGAAATTAGGTATTGATTTGAAGCGTCGGCCTGTGGGTGAAGTTCACGCAGAGATAATGTAAATTTACAGGCCACTTTGTCAACTGCTGAAGCTAAGCCCGTGTACCTGGTGAACGAATCGCATTTTATATATATCACGTAGTAGTTCGCGTTAAATTCAGATATTTCAAGGCGACGTTCACCGGGTTGCGCCAACATAGAAAGAAAGGCGTTATACTTTATCCAAAAGTCGCTTTCATTGTCAGCAATTAAATTACAGTTCAATGTGATCGGCCGGTCTTTAAAAAATACACGTGACGTATCCTTATCAATTCCGTTTCTATCGGACCAGTCATGTTCTGTGCTGTCCTTGCGGTCAGGAAAGCGAAGAAAATCTTCACTTCCTGAACTGACAGTGATACCGTAAATGGCCTGCAAGTCGCGGCCGTCTATGCTATATTTGTAAGCCATTTTAAGGAATTAATTTAACGCCAAAATCCTGAATGTGTCGAAGTTTAGCGTCGATGTTAGATAAGAATGCGGTGTCTCTTTTAATTTCGTTAAGTACAGACAATTGACTGTTCATAACAGATAACTGCTGCATGGCCGTGAACCGAAGTCCACCAAACTGACCGGCTAATAAATCGGCCTGCTGTTCGGTGATCCCTTTTACGGCCCCGGACAAGGTGTTTGAATTGTCGTTCTCTGCCAGGTTTATTCCGGTGACATCCTGCAACTGTTGAAACTGGTCATTCGCATTTTTAATGATTTGGTTATATTTTTCCTGAAGATCAGCAATTTCTGATTTTGTTAATCCACCACCGCTTTCTGAAGCTGCTGCAAATTGATCGTAAAAATCATTTATTGCACCTTCCAGAAATTGAAATTTAAGTGCGTTTAATGCAGCATTGCGCATCAGGTCTTCAAAATTGTCAGCAAAGTCGCCTACAGCGAATTCCCCGTTCTTAAATCCATCTATGATAGAATCGGTTATACTATCGGAAGTGGTACCGGTGAACACTTCATTTGCTTTGTTCTTTAAATCATCTAACTGCTGCTGTATATCGCCGCCTTCCTGCTGTATGGCCTTCAGTTGTTCGAACAGTTCCTTTGCCTTTCCATCCAACTGACCTGATTCGTACAATTTCTGTATCTGGTCGAAGGTCATGCCTAAAAGTGAACTATACTGGTTGACCGCTTCGGTCTTTCTCCACAGTCCCAGGAAGCCGCCATATTTTTTGGTGCCTACACTGGAAATGAAAGTTTCACCCTGCAGTAAGGTCAGTAAACGTGCCTGATCCGCTTTATTCTGCTCATTTGCCAGGGCTAATGCTTCCCGCTGTGCTTTGATCAGTTTAAGGGTCAGGTCCGTTTCCTTTGCCTTCATGACCAATCTGTCACGTAACAGCTGGTTGATACGGTATTCTCCTAATTCCTGGTTCACCTGGAAGGAGTATATCGCCTGATATGTCTTTTCCAGCGATTCCCGTACCTTTTTACCGCCTTTAACGATTGCGATGACACCACCTACCACGGCGCCTACCGCAGCGCCTACAACAGCTCCAACACCCCCAAAGGCAGCACCTATTGCCGCACCTGTACCAATCAACCCGCCAATGCTACCGGCCGCGCTGCCCGCTGCTTTGGCGTCCAGCTTACCACCCTTTATGTTGCTGCCCACGGCGCCGGCCAGTTGGGCAATACCACCGAAGCCGTCAATCAGGTCGTTTAATGTGTCCAGGGTATCAGCCAGCCCTTTATTTGTGTCCCTGATACCATCTGCAAACGCCCGCAACGCTGTAGAACTATTTGAAAGGATATTCGGTAATTGATCGAAGATTTCCTTCAGGTGATTTTTATCCAGGTCAGCACCCTGCTCGTTGACTTCATTCATCTGAAGGCCCAAATCTTCCAGCTGCTTTGTAACATCATCGATGTTGCCAAAGCCAGCCGCGCCGAAACGTTTCCATAAGGCTATCTGTTCTTTTATAGCTTTCTGGTTACGTTCTAAAATCCGCTGTTGGGCTTCATACTTTTCATTAATAGTACTAGTATCATCCTTTACAATACGGTTGTCCTGGATGTTAAGAATATTATTTTGTGACTTGATATTATTGATAGAAAGATCCAGTTTGCGACGTTCGTCTTCAGCATCAAGGTTAAAAGCATCTTTGCGGGCTTTAGATCGAAGTTCCGCTTCCTTCGCTATCATCTTTACTTTACTATCAACAGAATCATCCGCCACCGCTTCATTTGCAGCCAGGTCTAATTTCAGTTGTTCCTTAATAGCCTGCTTTTTTAATTCAAGTTCACGCTCAGGATCAAACCGAACGTTATTTATATCAGTATTGATATTTGATATATTGGCAGATGTATAATTCTGTGCTTCCCGCTCTAACAACTTTTTAGTAGCATCGTCAATCAGCAGACCGCCTGCAATACGTATACGTGCTAATATCTCAGGTCTTGCATTTATCTTTTTAGCATCAGCAATCAGCTTGTCAACATCGTTTTCAATATTCTTTTTATTACGTTCTTCAGTACCGCCAATTATGCCGGCGCCTTTTGCTTCAAGGTCTTTTATTTTCTCCATTAGCGATGCCAGCTTACTGACTTCGCGGGCTGCTTCTTTTGCAGACTTTTTCTGGTTGCCGTATGGATCAAGTATAATTTTACGTGCATCAGCTGCCTGAAGATCCTTTGTAAGTGAATTACGAAGTTCCGTGGTATTGGCTTTACTGTATTGCAATTTAAGTTCGTCCACAACGGCTTTCAAATCATCTAATGAATTTGTACCGGCTATTAACTCAGCATTTGATTTTTTAATTGCCTTTGTTTTGTCAGCTTCAGCGCTAACAGATATGCCAGCCAGTTCATTTGTAACCTTCTTCTGATCTTCTAATAATTTAGTAGTATTATCTATAGATCGTTGAAGAGTATTTACATTAGCCTCTATAGCTTTAGAATTGTCGCTACCGAAGAACCCTTTAGGATCTCTTTTGCGTTCTTCATCCTGAAGTTTTTTTACATTCTCAATCTGCTTTCTAAACTTCTCTTCCTGGTCTAAACTTTCTTTAACGTTAGCTTGATTTGATTCTGCTTTTATTTTATTACGCAAACTTTCTACGTAATTATTTACATTTTCTGTTAACTCCTTTTGGGATAACGACTGTGCATTTAATCCGGCAACCAGTTGAGGACTGATGTCGTTAAGTTTTTTTAACGCAATAATCCTTTCTTCTTCTGTAGTTTTAGCATTCTGAAGTATAGCCACATAAGGAGTTATTGCCGCCTCCTGTGCCGCTATTGTACTTGCTACGTTTTTGTTTGATTGGGCTAATATATCGTTAGTTGTTTTTACCTCTTCACCTGCATTTGAATAAACATACAATGCTGTTACCAAAGCCGCTAAAACCGTCGCAATAGCTACGTAAGGGTTGGATAACATTGTTTTGTTAAGGAATGCGGTTGTTGCAGCCGCAATCTTTGCAGCGCCATCATAGAGAAAAGTAGCAAGGGTTAATTCTCCCATACCAAGTGCGGCGGCTGTAGCTGCTGTAGCCTGGTAGGTTGTAAATACATTCACTAATATAATAGCCGCCTTGTAGGTTCCATATGCAGCAATTAGAACTTCTATTATCTTGATAACACTCTGGTAATTCTGAATTAAATATGTAAGGCCAGATATACCAGCAGAGAGTAAGCCTTCCTGGCTTTTACCAAGTTCGTTGAACATTACGTCAAGCGCATCGGACAAGTTGCTTATTTGGCCAGTCAGTGTTTTACTCTGCTGTTCCATCAGATTGAAGAACATGCCACCGCTGCCAGTCATAGAGCGGAAAGCCTTTTCGATATCCGGAAAACCTACCTTTCCAGCAGCTACCAGCGTATTGACTTTATCTTCAGTAACGCCGAATTGTTTCGCCAGTTCAGCTACGATTGGAATACCACGACCGGTAAACTGTTTAATGTCCTGGCTGTATGCCCTTCCTTGCGTCCGTAAGGTGCCATATAGGTAAACAATATCATTTAACGGTGCAGATACACCAGCCGCAATATTACCTACCATTTTAATCGAATCAGCCACCTGGTCGGCAGCAAACCCATAAGCTAATAATTGTTTCGCAGCCTGTGCGGCATCAGTTAATCCAAAAGGAGTTTGAGCCGCCAACTGAACGACCTGCGCCATCAATTTATCGGCTTTCTCCTTACTGCCTAACATCGTATTCAGCGCAACCTCAATTTGTTGAAATTCACCACGGACCGTGGCCATTTTCTTTATGAAGTTCGTCGCAGCGTCAAGGGTAAAATAAGCGGCGATAGCCTGACCAGCCTTTTTCGCTAAATCTTCTACCGCCCTTGTCTGAGTGTTCGCCGTTTTGGTGAAGTCAGATATCTTGCCCTCTAAACGTGCGATGGCTTCTTCAAGCTGACTGTAATCCACGGTAGCGACAAACGCCAAAGATCCATTTTGTACACCTGCTGCCACTTTATTTAGGTTTTAAAATTTGAAAAAGTCTTGTATTTGTTCTGCTGTACTGATCACTTCAGGCACCTTGGCTGTCGTTTGCTTTTGGCCCTTAACAGTTTTATTTTTTTCATCGTCATACGATGGAATGGACGCAGACAACATGTGTAAATTAGGCCATGATATTTCATACATTATTTCTTTAAAAGAGAATCTGAAATATTTAATTAATCCACCGATAGTGGTCCAAAGGCTATTGTTTATCCCTTCGGGTTGATTAGATTCATGCCGGTTACCGACACTATAGAGAACATAAAATCCTGTACGTTGATCTTATGCAATATGATATTCAGAATCCCTTTAACCTCTGCGGCCGTAAGATTATTTAAAAAGAAAAGAATTTCCTGTTCGGTCGGCTCTTCTTCTTTGTTTTTTATTGCAATGGCGATTACCTCACACAAGGCCCGACCACTATCATTCATTACCTGCCAGTTCGCACGAAGGAAACTGTCTTTTTCTTTGAAACATTCAGGATCGATGTCTAATAGCAATTTGCTGATCCTGATCATGGAAGCCATACAGGCTGCATAAATTTTAAATGTCTTGTATCGCTTCATTAGCCTAAAAAACATTAAAAATCTTTGCAGCCTGTTCGGGTATAAAATATCTACACGTAGGATGGTAGGTTTGTCTGTTAAGGTGTCCGCAACATCTGCGAACACCTTTTTTTTATCTTCATTCATTACAGGGCCTTTTTAGTGATAGTCAACGGCGGCGTATTGGCCTTGTCAGGCTTCAGTATCGTTCCGGTGATATTCACCTGTGCCAGCTTTGATTTCTGGAAGTTCCATTCTATCACAGAATTGATCTTCACCTTAACCAGACGCACCACGTCACCTTCTAAAGTAGTCAGTTCGATTGATACGTAAAGCTGTGGCGTATTGATCGGAGCATTGTACACATTGTTACCAGAACCATCTACGGTTACTGTACCGCCTAAAACACGAACCAGCGCATCCGGCGTAACATCATACGTACTCCATGCGATAGTGCGCTTACCGGCAACTGAGGTGCTGTAAATAGGATCGTCCTGTTCTTCAATAGGAAAATCCGTTTCCGTTGGCGCTTCATTAGTTAGGACTGCAGTATCAACAACGGTAGAACTGAGCACTGTTAATGCAGTACCCATCCCGCCATCGTTGGCCACGGCTCCCATTCTTAATTGCGCCAAACCTATTGACGTAGTACCCATATATTAAACGTTTTTGGTGAAAAAAACTATCCTGAAGTTTATGAAATGTTCAGGAATATTTTCTTCGGGGATGATATTAATGTTTTGTATCTCAAACCAAACCTGATCGATATAAACGCCGTTAAGAACAGGGCGGAATAACTCTGTTAGTTGATCCATACGCGGAAAGTCTGCATGTGTGTTGTCCTGGTTAGATCCGTTCCCCAATAAAACGTTTTTAACATGGATATTCACATTTACAATACCAGTTTGAACCGCTTGGTTACCTACAGTTAAAGTGTTGATGATGATGTCTTCCGTTTTAGAATCAAAAGGACGGTTTAATTTATAGATATCGCCAGTCACTTCAGTGGCCAGCGAACTATTTTTAACAGCAGTATAAACTATGTCCATCAATTTAAAAGGGGTGATCATTGTCTTGCTTTTTTGTTTATTCGGTTCACTAAGCGGGCGAATTGCTTTTTAATATTTGTTTCCGCAATCAAACTAGCAGGCGTCAGCACATTGTAACCTTTTGCTTCAACATATACCCCGTAAATCATACCGGCAACCATTACAAACGTCAGCCCTGTTGGATATTCGTTTGCAATGACATGCGCCTTCTGGCGACCGACATTAGCGCCCGTCGTGGCGTTCTTCCTTTTTTGATTTCTTCGGTTAGGCTTTCCACGGGAGAAACGGCCACCGGCCGCGTCATCTTCCTGAAAATTACCCTGAACCACAAGGTTGTTATCAAAAATGAAGTAACCGGTTGACTTGCGTAAATTACTTGTACGGTCGGTGTAATTCTTTTCTTCGTCCGACGGATCACGCGCTTCACTTATACCCTGTTCGCCTGCATATTCCATTTCTGCAATTAATGCGACCTTTATGATCTCCATTTTTTCACGAAGAACAGCGCGTAGCTGTTCGTTAGTGAATTGCGGGCGAAAATTGTTTAAAGCCACAAGCGCGTGTTTAACTGACCGTTATAAAAACGTTTAACCGTCCCTGAACAAAACAAAGAACCATCTTTGTCAGTGATTGAAACTTCAGTTCCTTCAGCAAGTTTGGCAACACCAAAAGGCATGTAGACAATCCAGCTAAAATCCAATGATTCCCCGTCATTGTTTTTTATTGGCTCTGTTTTCACGTTCGGCGCTTCAGCCCTACATTTCTGAACCCTGCTGGTTTCGGTGCCGGGAATGGGATTTCCCATAGCGTCTTTTGTACCAGGTCCGATAATTTTCGCGGTCAGCGTGTGCGGATATTGAACTACATCTATCATTACCACATACTTTTACCGGTGATGTTCGCGGGTGGTTCAGTGAAGGGATCTTGTATCCCTATTTGTGAAGCCAGTGAAGTCAGCCAAAGTTTCAAAGCCGTGGTATTCCACTTGCGTGAATAACCACCTTCCGTGATGTCAACTAATCCGGCCATCATAGATGGCAAAGCCTGAAACATCGCCGTTTTCATGACGATAGTTTCAGGCTTACCGGACACAACGAAGCCAGGATCAATGCCATTATCCAACAGGATCAAATCAATGTCCTGATCTTCAATGCCAAATCTGGCCAGTTGTGCAGATAAATATTCCTTCGCGTTCATTATGCGTGGATTGCGGTCAGATAGTAGATGTTGTCGATAGCATCGAAAGACGGGAAGGCGTTCCACTCTACCTTCGTGTATTCACGGAACGGTTCGTTCTGCGCCCACTTGGAAAGTAATGCACCTTTAAAGTCAGCGTAAGCCACTTTTTCGACTTTTCGAATTTCTTCGATAGCAATCGCCTGCTTGATGGTACCTAAGATGCCAGCAGGGACGAAGGCAACATTGTTCTGATTAAATGGTTTGATCGTACCAACCTTGCCGTCTTTTTCTATACCTATGATCTGTTCAACCACTTCAAAAACAGGCCATGCCTGTTCTGTCAGGTAGTCGTTCACGTTCTTCAGCGTCGGACGCATATTGGTGATATCACGCTGACCAGAAAAAGCAGCAATTAAGCTGATAAGTTTCTGGCTCCGCATTAACTTCATCCATATGTTCTGGCTGATCAACATTTTTGAGAAGTATTTACCGGAAGCAGTAGCAGCAGTAACAACAGTCAAAATGTCTTCGAACGGATCGGCATTCACGTTGTCTGCCCAACTAACAGCAGAATCGAAGAAGTTCGCATCCGGTGCCAGCAGGTCGATAGGGTCAACCCATACAACACCATCCGGGTTGATTGCCACATCCAAAGAAATTTGGCCTGTGGAAATACCCTGAAGACAGAAAATGTCCATACGCTTCATTACTGAGTTACCAGCCTTTGTCAGATCATCAAATAGCAACTTCAGCATCGCGTCTTTCTTCGCAGCGTCGTTTGTGGTTAATGCCTTCAGGATCTCCCAATTACGGAAGTCTTTTTCAGACATGGTAAACATTTCCTTCAGAACAGGGATTTCGCCTTTCAGCTTTTCCAGTCCTGGCCTTGCGCGTAAAGGCGTTTCACCATCACGGGACGCCACAGTTGCCGCTGCTTCGATACGCTGACGGCCAATTACCGTTTCATAATCTAACGTAGCCTGTTTGCTGTCGATGGTGAAGTATTTTTCGAACCAGGTCGGAGCGAACAACCCAAGCGCGTTGTCAACGACCACTTGTAGCTGGCTTGTGTATGGTTCTAAGATTGATAATTCTGCCATTTTCTATTTGAATTAAAGGTTTGTAATGTGTTTAAAAGCCTTTGACTGACTTTTCCAAGCCTTAGAAGGATTCGGAAAAGATAATCAGCGGTAACAGGGTTCTAACACTGGTGGGCACTCCGGGAGCACGCCGGGCATAAATAACGCCATGCGTTACCACATCGACAGCTGTGCCTTTGTCAATTAACGTGTCATCGTGAAGCAAACCTTTTACTGTGCCTGTATAAGCACCCGCAGCAGGTCCGGCCGCATTAGAAAGGAAAAGAGACGCGCCAGCAGCCAGCGCCACACCTAACGTGGTAGAAAGGGTTACACTGTCATAGCTGGAAGAACCTGTGGTGTCGATAGCTGTAATAGGATAAGAGGTACCACCGACAGTAGCGGCCATGTTCTTACCTACGGTAAAGATAGAGCCTTTTGCTACACGATACACTGTAGCATTGTTGGCCGCTGATTCAGCTAAAACAGCTGAAGGAATGACGGTAGCCATTCGGGTTGAAGCATCGAAAGTCATCATGGCACCAGCACGGATATAACTACCTATAGGAAGGTTAGTTGTATCCAGCGTAAAGCCGCCGGTTTCAGTATGGTCAACCCTTTTCCATACCGTGTTACCTGAACTGATGATTTCGCGTGTTGGTTGTTTCATGTAATTATTGTTTTACTTCGGTTACTACTGGTGGTTTACCTTGTGCAGTCAATGTTTTGTTCACAAATCCAGTGATGTCAGCCGCTACAGCCTTCGGGTCAACTTTTCCGTCCGCACCTTTGGCGACAACATTGCTGCCACCTGGCGGTGTTACCTGGCCAAAGCCGTCGTTCGCAAGTTCCTGTTTTACTTCCCCTAACCTTGTTTTACCGGTTTCAATCGCAGCGTCGATTTCATCTTCAGTTGCGATGGATGGTAATAGGTGTGCAGGGATCTTTTCAGTTTTCGCACGTGCAAGCAATTTTTCTGTCGCTGAACTAACTGTTTTTTCGGTCTTCAGGCTGGTTATTTCAGCCTTCATGCCTTGCAGTTCTTTCAGGACTTGTGCCAAAGGATCGGGATTGTTGTCTTCCTTCGGGTCCGCTTTGGGGTCGGCTTTGGGGTCAGCCTTCGGGTCAGCTTTGGGGTCAGCCTTCGGGTCTTCCTTTTTCTTCAATGCTTCGCTAACTCTTTTATCCCCTTCTTTACCGATTTGGGCGGCAATGTCTGCCACGGTAATTGGTCCATCTTCGAAAGCCTTGATGACGGTTTCCACATCTTCTTCCGTAGTGACCTTTGGGTCTAATTTGTTAACGATAAATTCAAGAACACTCGCCTGCACCTTTGGGTGTTTACCCTTCAAATTTGCAAGGATTTTGTCTTTGTGAGCCATATAACTGTATTTTTCGCAAAGGTAAATATCTAAATTTTATAAAATACAAAAAAATACCCGTCAGTTACGACGGGTATTTTACTATTATATTAAAATGTTTCTCTATTTACTTGATTTTGCCTTTTCAACCGAATAGGCTATTGCTGCTCCTGCTGGTGTTGTACCGAATCCGCATACTGACTGCTGAAGATCCACGAAGGTTTCGTCCAACGCCACCCACGCATTCCCTTCGGGCCATACCTGGATACCTTTATTCCACCACCACGGATATAAAAGCCCTTTCGGATTGTGAGCGGGCCGCTGATCTAAGCAGGTGTTATCCAGACAACGCCACGGGGCTTTATCATCCAATGGTGACGCAATTGTTTTACCGCCACATGTTGGGCATGGCCCCAATACACGTACACTGATGTGGTCATGCTCTTCAATGTCGCCATGTGTCCATGATTCCTTACCATTATTGTAAACCATCCCAACTGGAAACAATGGGTTTTCCGCATATAGGCTAACAGGTGGCATGCCTTCACCGCAGATAGACAGCCATATAATGCCTGTTTCAGCGATGATCTTCAGTTCTTCAGGTGTCAGCCTCCACCCGGATAAGATCACCGGGAATTTATTGCCGTCAGGGCCAAACTGAAGCTGTCCTTTCTGGACGTGCAGTGCGTGACATTCGTCTTCAGTCATGCCGACTGCGGTGCCGAATGTGAAATTCCGGTTGTAATGTTCGATTGCTTGCATTATTTAAATTTAGATGTTATAAATCGCCACAGCCTTGTGAGCCATGAACTTTTCTTTTCTGTTGTCGGATAGTAACATCCGCCTGAAGCGTCAAACGTATTTGATCTAACTGTAACAAATCCACCTTCATTTTCAAAGACGTCCTGTTTACGTGTAACAAACGGTGCTGATGCTGCCATTTCATTAAGAGCCTTCATAGTAGGTTCGGCACCATATTTAGGCTGTTCGTTAGTGTAATATATCATGAACCATTCAACTGACATCACCTGGTAGCCAATTTCATAAACGCCGTCTGTAGTCAGAATCATATCGCCATCCTTCAGAAACTCCATGTATACAACGTCTGCACCTTCACAGTCACCAGTGTGATACACGAACGGTTTGCCATCATTTGTATGATGAACAAAAGTGAATATTTCGCCACCATCCTTATATTGATATGCTTTGTGTACAGTACTGCTTTTATAGGATGGATGCCACACCGTCCAGCCATTTTGAAAATTCGGGTATAGCTGTTTCATTATTTGCCTTTTAGTTCAATTTTAGCGATTGCCTTCAGTTCTTCCAGACGTTTTTTATTTTTTTCGATGTGCGCTTCTATTACCTGAACTCCCAATTCAATGCTAACACCAAATATCTGATGACTATCCTTTCCAGATGGTACACCCAACTGTAGACCTTTTTTGTCGCCAAAAGCGTTATATAGGGTCGGCGGATTCTTTGCTTCGTCTTCACTTAGTCTTTCAGCCATATCCTTAATTAACTGTTCAGACTTTTCAATCTCATTCCAGGCATTCCATATTTTAACACAGGTTTCTTTTGTGATCATCAGAGTTGGTTTTTAAAATCAATCAATTTTTGTTTCTCCATTGCTTCACGGTCCAGCGCATTCTGATAAACATCCATGTTGATCTGTTGGGTGATATTGTATTCAACAATTTCAGTTAACGTTTCAGGATTGAGCGCATCTACTTCCCAACAGGTACGGCCGAACTCCTTAACATAGTTCGCTGCACGGCTATCGGTCATCTTCGTTGGATTGGGCGGTAAAAGGTGTTCTTCGATCTGGTCCATAGTCAGCCCTATTGCACGGACGGTGAACAGTTCATTATCGAACAGATAATAAGCGACCTTACCGGCATTGAAGTCATCGAATAAACCTTCATTGTCATCATCGTTCATTAACTTCAGCACCTTTTCTTCACAAAACTTCATGCTCACCAGGTCGTAAATGTCATTACCGCTGTTGATCCACCAGTCTTCAACTAGTGAGTTAAAACGTTCACTTGCCCGCAAGGTATCACCACGTGATAGGAAGAAACTAAGGCGGTCACGGATATCGCGTATCATGTCCAGTCCTGATGGATCATGATCACCAAAATAAAGGATGTTGACTTTCTGGCCATTAAGTATTCTTTCAACTACCCGTTCATAAGCACCGTAAATGGCGCTACTTGATGTGTACCCTTTGTTGACGACCAGCTGTACGTGGTATTTCTGCGTAGTGCGTTTTAATATACCGGAAAGGGCATCTTTTTCAGTCCATAACTCAACGTAGTTGGTTTGTCCTTCCTGTCTATTGATCCTGAACGACGCTGTGATGTCTTCCACGGCGTCTGCTGCATCATCTGCGTAGTATGGCAGGTAAGGTACACGACCACGGTCTTCTATCGCTGACCAGTCTATAACACCGGCATATCTGCAATCGTCCAGGATAGATCCTAATTTCTTATATGCTGTATCATGGTTGATGATCCAGTTGCGGGAAACTAACTGGTAATGAAGTTGCCGCAAAGTAAGTACGTAGCCTTTACGGCTGTAAGTATTTACTATTGATACAATATGCGCAACCACTTCAGCTTTGTCAGCGGTCCAGTAGCGAACGTTTCCGTCGTCATATTTACATGCCACATTTATCGTACCGGTCAGGCGCCTGTCTTCAAACTTTTCTTTTGCCATATCTATTTATCCGCTTGACGCAGCGGGGCGTTTATTGTTCTGGGGATGCATGCGGGTTGCTCATATTGAAACTTCCCTCCTTTAGCTCTATACGTATGATCTGAGATAAGATCACCGTCCAGTCTGACGCATTCACATAGGGAACAAACACTAAAAGTTTCAGTTCCGGGTTTTCTCACCCACTCATGTTGCTGTATCTGTTCCATGTTCTGCGTTTTATTGATCAGCGGTTAATTCTTCGTGTACTGCGTCTTCCGGGGAATACCCATCATCGTAGTAAATTTCTCTGAGCGCATCAGTATCCACATCCGGGAAGGTTGTTTCATCATGAAATAGGCCCAATTTAATACCAATGGTCAATACCTCGTTCATCCATTGTTCAAATGATAATTCTTGTTTCATACTTACTTATCCCGGTTCGCCGGGGCGGTTTTAAGGTTCTCTATAGTTTCTTTTATTTGGGCCGTTGCGCATGTAGTGCCAAAGTTAAAGCCGCCTTGCGATTCATGCCCTTTTGGTAACACAACGTAGTAATTACCATCTGTAAGAGATAACTCTAACGTTTTAATCTTTTTAGGATTGATACTTGCACCGCATCTTTCACAGCGAATCACTTTAACGCCGCATCTTTCCTCAAAGAGGATTGCTTTCATTTCTGTACGTTTAATAGTGAGTTAATTAACTATTAATCGATATGTTGCGACAAACTCAATCCAACCATCTACAAGGCTCCTGGTTTGGCTGTATTCATACCCATATTCCTTACACGCTGATATAAGCACGTTTAGGTTCTCTTCTCTTACAGGGAAGAGCCCATTGCTTACAACTGGCATTTTACTTTCCATTTTTGCAAGCATACGGCCAAATTCAACCCCATGTGCGTAACTTATAGATTGGTCATCAAATCTTATGGTTAACGTCATTCCTGTTCGTTTGATGGTGAGTTAATTAGCACTGTACAAATACTCCACAATCCTTACAGCGCGGCCCGTATCTTCCCCCATTCTTGCCGCGTGGTATGTCTATAAGGTGTTCATGCTTGCATTCCGGAGCAGGGATAAGGCCGCGTTGCAGCTTGTAATTATTCAAATCTTCGCTAGAATAATTCGGGCCTAAGAAATAGTCCAATAGGAAGATTAATTCTTCATCAATGTGAGCAACAGCGATACGGGCAGCTGACTCGAAATGGGGCATTTGCTGTTGCAGCCATTCAAGATAATTTGATTCTTTATAAAAGTTACTCAACACCTTATCCCAGTGATCTTTTGCTATTTATTCAGCCACCTTGCGTACGTTTTCTTCGTAGTTCATGAGTTTTATTTTATGCCCGGTTATTAGCCGGGCGGGTATTTTATTTCACTTATTATATCCGTTTATCGCTGCGGGGAGTTTAATCTATTTGTGAACAATCACTTTACCATACTGACCGGCGAACATATCACGATAATCAGCTGTAGATATATTTGTCCTCAATTTGATAACCACATTGTTAGGGATAGCGTGAAGCTGCATACCGATTGAGTTCTTTAAACTGGCTTCAGACGGTACCCCTGAAGCAACATTGCTTCCTAAATATCCAGAACGCTTAATCCCATCACAACAAACCACTTCGAAAGTGACATAAAAACAACGAGCATATGAAGGGATCACAGCGTCATCATAACAAGGCTTTGCAGGTTGAACAGGTCCAGCAAATGAAGTAACAAAGGAAAGGATCAGTGCAAAAAGGAAGAATAACTTTTTCATGGTGTTTGTTTGTGTTTTTGTGATTGATGTTGTAAAGATAAGTGGTTCGTATATACGAACCAAATTTATTTTTATTCAGCCCATTTAACCCAATAGTACTGGCCTTCATCTGTAATAAAGTCAGCCTTTAAGACTGTGAATTTATTGTCTGTAAGCATTTTAATAACCCCTTCAGAAAGGCCCTTATATCTCCATGATACAAGAAAAGGTTCCCTTCCTACTCTCATTTCTATGTCTGCATATATTTCATCAAATCTACTAACATCCCTATTTTTAGTTATTTCATTTTGTAGCCTGGCTGCTAATGCCTGTATGGTGGCTGCATTTTTCATAATTAACATTTTACCTTCCTTAACAATCTGGCTATCGCCACGCAGGTAATGCCACTTTCAAACCTGACCAGCATATTCCCGTTTTTACCTCTGATGCATTTACCATCAGGACGTAAAACAGCAGTACAGATCTGTTTTCTGTACTGCTGATCGGTCATGCGGTCGCCGTGATATATGTACCGGCGTTCCATTATTGTAAAATTTCAACTGTATGTTCTCCATAACAGTTGTTATCATCAAGTGTAAATTCAGCCAAAAGAAGTACATCCTCATCGGCGTCAATACCTTTGCTGATGATGTCTTCTTCAATTTTGTGAAGGTGGCCGATTAGTTCGCCTACTGTTTCACACTGGATGTTGATAGCGATATTTCCCATAAATATTTACGTACCGCGTCCGGGTGTTTTAAAATGCCGGCTCAGCTATTTGTTGAGCCAACTCATTAAAGTCATTAAATAAAAATACGTTATGCCCTGCTGACATTGCAGTCTTAACGGAGTCAGAAAATCCATATCCTGTCTGGACAGGTGTTTTCATTGGGTCGTCAAGACAAATGAAGTAAAAAGAAGTGAACCCTTTTTCAAAAGAATTTGTCAAAAGGTAAGTTTTGTTCTTATAAAAATACGCATATACACCGCGAGAAGGAGATGCGTTTTTAAGCTGCACCGTTTCGGTGGTTTGTGGACTGTCTATTATAAGGCTTGCCATAATAAATTACATACCGTGTCCGGGTTTTTTTAACTGCGTGAAAAAACTTTTGCTAATAGGATGATCAGGACAAATACAACTACAATGGCCACATATCCCCACAGGGGCGCCGTGATCCACCACCAGGACCAGTTAATAACTTTGCATATTTTCAGTACTAAAAAAATGATGAACAGTGTACCTAAAATGCCAGTACCTGTATTACCTGCATTGTTTGCCATAAAATGTGCGTAACCCGCCGGTGTTGTTTATTTGTGATAAATACGAAGGTTTAACAAGGGCTTGCCCTGCTCCAGTCTTTTGATATTCCTTTTTTTTAGGTCAGATAGCTTGGTGAACTGAAGGAAGGTTGTTTTCCTGGCTCCTTTGATCACTGCCGCCGTGCGGTCCTTCATGCAGACATTAAAGCATTCTGAAGGCGTTCCGGGGAACTGGATATATTTATGATCAATTCCCAACTGTGTCGCCATCTGAAGCAGTTCTTCAGAGGTATCAGCGAACATATGGGAAATGATCATTTTACCCATAGGTGCTTTATAGTCGTCTACGTATACCATTAGCGTAAATTGACCGTGTTCGACGCAGACGACGAAAAAACAATTCCTTCGTCAATGTTGTCGCCAGTTTTGTGAATAGTAATACCGTCGTCACTGAATCGAATGTTAAACCTGGTACCACCACGATCACCAACGTAGTAATCAATTCCTTCGGTAACATTTTCAAGTTCCGTTTCTCCCTGGTTGGTTGATCTTTTAGCATAGTCACGAATTACAATTTTCTTTTCCATAATTATAAATGTTGTTTTAGTGAAAGTTCTTTTTTGAATGGATCATCACCGCGGTTCAGGTCCGTCACATCATTGTATGATATCCGGTTCAATACCCTGGCAGTGTTCTTTTCGAATATCCAGTGGTTTTGATGCTGTCTATAATCAGTAGCTTCATACTCATACAGGAAGAAGCCAAAATCCTGAAGGCGAATAATGTCTTCCCTGCTGAACCAGTGGAATATATCTTCCAGCTTGTCCATGGCTGACAGGTAACCGATTATTTCCGGGTCATGCGGCATAGGTAGGGTATTATTTGTACAGAAGTCGAACTTCTTATGAATAAGGCCCGTAAAGTCGCCATTAAAGCTATACCATAACCCCTGATAGGTCCGTACGTTGCAGACACGATAAAATAGTTTCTTTTTCATTGTGTTGTTAATTATACAACAAATGTAAATGGTTCGTAAATACGAACCAAATATATTTTCTTATACGCATTAAAAACCCTGACAGGGGTCAGGGTTTTTAATACTGTTTGGTCAATAATCAACAGGGGATTTTTCCGGTATTTTCTATTTATGGCACTTTGGTACAATGAGCCTGGGGCCACGAAGTCTGAGTGTAACAACCGCTAATCGTTTCTACTCTGTAATATGGTTGTGCCGTTTCTGAACACCCGGTTAAAGTTCCTATTGCAATAACTCTAACTTTAGGCAAAGTTAACCACCACGGATTGTTGAAATAATTACATGCACTGTAAATTGCATACCATTCAAAACAGTCATTAGCAGGGTAAGAAGACAACCTCACATAGTCGCCTACTACTATACCTCTCCGGGATGAAAAAGAAATAACAGTACCGATGTCTGTGAATTTAAATTCATCAAAAATAGTCTTGATTTGAGAATTTAAACCAATTGAAATAGATAAATCCTTTTTATTGTCAGGGCTTGCATAACTGTTATTCGGGGACAAAAAAAACGAAGCTGCCAACACTGAAAATAATAAGGCTGCATTTAAATGTTTCATTTTACTTTTTATTTGGTTTTTAATTGAAATGACGATCTAAAATAGTTAAAATATTCTATTCTATTTGTTTTAAAAGATTTTTTAAGCCACGGCCGTCTGTGATCCCTTTACCTGTGTGCCATCCTGAATAGGCATAATACGTGATCTTATTGCCTTTATAGTAAAAGACTATGGCTTTACTCAACTGGTCTTTAAAACTCAGTATTTCCGGCTTATATCCAGCATCTAAGATGGCTTTGTATGCCGCTTGCATTCTCTTAGGCTCCAAACGTGTTTGGCGCTCTATGTCCAGTCGCCTTCTCATGGGAATGAAACTTTATCGCCACAGAAGTTGCATTCATAACGCTGCGTGCCACCGGGGTCAGTACCGGTTAATTTGTATTCACCAGTATCACACTGGTAACAAGGCGCTTCACGCTGGTCAGACTGTTTGAAAACCACCTTACAGGTGTCAAATTTGTCTATGTCTTCTGTCTGCACCGGCGGCGTGATATCATACGCCGTACCTTCATCAAGTGGAAATTCAATTTTCCCACTTTTTAGCATATCTCCAATTTTATTATGATAGGCCAGCCCTTCAGCAGCAGCGGTAAGCATTTTATCCCTTTCGTAAGTTTCCGGCTTCCAGGTATGTTTCACATCCTTCAGCGCGGCCAGATGATCCGCCAGTTTATTCAGAATGTCGTCTTGATTCTTTCTTATGTTCCTAACTTCACCGATGTGCTGAAGTATCTGAACTTGATCTTGCAATAAACACATCATCTTATAGTATTCATTGCACTTTTGGCGCAATTCCACTATCTCCGACGATTCTTTGATATCACGCCGGAACTCCTGCATTGCTCCGACGAATTGTAACCATACTTTGTTTAACCAGGTCATAAACGGTAATTTTTACTGTCAGATAAATAAATTTTCACTTCAATACAAATTTGATGCAGCAGCGTAACAGCTGCAATGGATAAATAAACAGCGCCTATCCTTAAGCACAAATCGGAAATATCCATAGTTATTTGTTTTCAGCAATAGCACTGTTAGTGATAGGTATTCCAAAAGTAACACAAAAGTGTGCAATACTGAACGGCACTGGCTGACCAGGATAATCAGAAGACTTTACAGTCATCAGGTCATAACGTAATCCATAAGTAACCGGCTGAGAAAAAGAAGTATTACTATAGCACCTGTTTAATACACTGAAGGTGCCATCTTCCTTTACCTGAAGACAGCAAGCATCATATTTTTCTACGTTTGGCTGGCGTGAAAATTCAATTGCAATGCACATGGCATCCAGTAGATTTTTTGCACTAATAGTTCCTAAACCTTGCCTGTTTATGCTGTATTTGTCTTCTGACGTTTGAACGTTCATTATATAAATGTTATGGCGCCTTACGGGGCGCCGGTAGGTAATTAGATTAATTTCGGAAGGTAGATAGCCACTACAACAGTAACCAGAAAGAATGCCGCTGCAAAGCCTATAGCCACGCCATGCCATAGCAGGCCGCGTGGACTGGTGCTGATCTTCCGGGATGGAACTACAGCGCAATAAGGGAACATCTTTCTTGCATAAACCAGTGCAGCGGCTTCAGTCTGTTGGGCTGTAGCGAAGTCGTCCTTCCATGTTTCGCCATCACTTACAGCAATTAAGGTCAGGTTAAAAACCTTGTCTTTTGAGCGGTCCCGGCTCTCTCCGATGGTAACTGTCTTGTTCATAGTTTTGTGTGTATTTTGTTATTGATGATGTAAATATAGTTGGTTCGTAAATACGAACCAAATTTATTTTAAAAAACACCAAAAAGGCGGGTTGATACCCGCCTACTGTTTATAATCCATGCCAACTAAAAAAACGTTATTCATCAAATCCGTTGTCCTCTTCCTGCTCTGCAATGACCTTGTAACTGTCCGAATACATTGATAACGTCATTTCACTACGTATCATTTTACGAACTTTCCTGATGGCTTCTTCTTTATCATCAGCACTGACTTTTCTGGTGCCACTGTACGTGGCTGCGGAATACTTGACTGTGTATAGCATCATTTGCAATTTAATTGGTTAAAATAGTTCTGTTTGTGTGTTAGGTGGTTTAGGTCCAGATTTTTTGATTCGGTTCTTTTCACGTCCTTCAGGAGTTAAGGCGTTCACCTGCCTGGTGGCTTCACTTGCCCACGTCTTTTTATGATGCCCATAGGGTCCAGGGTTAATCTGCCCTAACAGGTAGCGTAAACGTGTCATAGTGGTTGCAGGATCTTCAGCCATGATACTTTTTATCTTAGCAGCTATAATCGGTGCGTAATGATCCCGCCAGGTAGGTTGTTTCATATGCGATTGCAGGCTTTGAACTCCATTCCTAATAATACAATAGCCAGCATCGCCAATAGAACCACAAGCGCCATGTATCCCATTATCTGTAACGTTTCCTGTCGATAGTAACGGTCCCAATTAGGGCCATGCTTTTTCCAGTGCTTACGTTGCCGATCCGTTTTTGGCTCCCGATACGCTGAATAATCTTTCTTTTCTTGGTAGTAGGAATTTTTCATATAAAATAGGATTTAATCGTTTAATAATGTGGCATGTTCTTTTTTAACAGTTGTTCGCCATTCTTTACCTGCACTATCAATAAACCATATATAATAGTGCGTTTTTAAATTAACTCCCCAATCTCTTATGAATGATTTATCCACGTTTGCAGGTATAATGCCACGAATCACCCGCATTCCTTCACTACATTCATGGAAGAACTCAACTTTCAAACCTGTTCGTTTTGGCCATAATTCACCGTGTGTACTCATATTAATGCGGATTTTGTTCGTTCTTTCTGATGTGACGAAGATCGGCAACTTTACCACGAAAATACATACCTGTTTTAGGCGTTTTGAGATTGCAGTGAATGCAATCTTCGTCAAATGATATTAAACGCCACACACAGCCCCGTTTTGCCCAACAAAGGTGGTATTTCTCTCCGATGACTGGCTTCATCACGTTATAATATCCATATTCACCAGCTGGACCGGATACGGTTAACCCTTCCGGGCGTTTATATGGTGTTAGTTCAGCCATTGTCTTCTAGGTATAATGAAAGTAAGGTTTCGTAATTGGTCCAGTTGGTTATTCTAATTCCCCACCACGGGTGCTTATTCTTAGGGCGGTTTTTCCAGTTGCGCGGGTCTTGTTCATCCTTCCATCCCATAGCCCTGTGGGCAAACTTGACGGCCGCTGGAAGGCTTTTAAATACCTTTCTTATATTCCGCCTACGGTTATATCCCATCTTTGCTTCAAGGCTTACCAGGTATTCAGTTTTTCCGGCCATCGTCGTTGGTTTTTCTAATGAAAGGGCTGGTGCGAAGTTCATCTTCATTCTCTGACCAGCTTTCAAATTCATTAAGATTATAAAATCCTGCTTTGGTTCTGATAGTCACTTCAGCAGTTTTTGTGATGCTTTGTCCAATGCCATCACGCAGCAACTCACTTGTAGTTAATTCGGACATGGCCCAAACCTTTGCAGGGCTGATCCTGTTAGCGTGGCATCTGACAAATATCCTATCTCCTAATTTCATTACTGTAGTTTTAAATGAACCGGGACAAAAGACCCGGTCCGGTTTGATAATACACCAAAACAAGAAAATTATATTAATTCTTTAGTTAAAAAAGGCGCCGTAATTTCTGATATTTCAAATATATTATTCTCTCTTTCGGCCGGTGTAGCTGTACGCCATTTCTGACCGGACTGACTACCGTAAAACTCACGTACATATTCATCAATCAAACTGCTAGTCATTGAAGCCGGAACAGCTTCATAATATCTTTCTGTGTGACCACAGGAGTTTAAAGAGATAACAATGTATTCAAACTTTTTCAGGTCTATGTTTGAAGTCTTCATGATAATGTGTTTTATTGTTGTTGATGTTGTAAATATACTTGGTTCGTAAATACGAACCAAATTTATTTTTCAATCACCGACAAATCAACAAAAGTGACCATGTGGTTTGCAGTACTGTCATGCTGATCAGCTGGTATATGATATACTTGCTTAACTCTGCAAAATTTCTGTACATAATCAAATTGAAGTCCGGTTTCCTTTGCCCACTTTTCATAGTCCGCATACTTCAGGCGAACGATATCCCCTTGTTTAGGGGCTTCATCCATTGCCAGAGATACAACCGAATATCCCATCTTAAACCCGAATAGATCACGGGTGTTCATCACTTCAAACCTGAAATTAAACGTAAAATATACCAGTTTCTTTCTCATACCTGTTCTTCTTTATCCAGTTCAGCAATTAAGGCGTCCGCCATCATTACAGCTTCCTTTGCCGCGTCAGCAGGTGAAGTATAGGTGGCCGCTATTTGGGCCAGCACCTTCGCTGCAATGTATCCGCGACGAGATATGCCGTAATAGGTCGCTTCGCCTGGTTCGAACGTGGTTGTCTTAATAGGAAAAGCAGGGTCGAACCTTTCTTCTGAAAATTTCATTTCTTTATCCATAACCTATAATTTATTCGATAAAGATAATAGGTTCGCAAATACGAACCAAATTTATTTTATAAACAAAAAAAATAGCCACTGACCGGAATCAGTAGCTAAATTTTTCAACAGATAGGATATGGAAAGAATCTGGATAAAAACAATGAGCAAATCAACAACAGGACAAATATAGTTAATTTTTACTTAAAATATCCATGTAACTGGGATTATCTCTAACCCAGTATGGCGGATTCTTCAATCCATTGATCCTTTCTTTATTTTTCTCTAAATATTCGTGGAACTTGTCAGGTGGTGCATTCACACTATTCACTGATTGACCATCCCAATCCACCTGGTCAAATAACGAATCCTGGTATTTGTCCATTTCTTCACGGGTGATCAATATAGCCGTAGCATGGCATAAACACTGTGGATGCCAGCCTACAAACATGAAGTCTTTCGGGTACTTACCTTGCAGCGCGTCACATTCATCGTGTTCAGGGTGCGCATTTGATATAGTGATCTTAATACCAACCACAAAAGGCTGGCTGTTCCAACGCAGGAAGTCCGAAGTCTGATACGCCATGTTCGTTTCAGTCCTGGTCATCCTGAAGGCGTTCTTCAGTGGTGATTTGTACACACCTGGTCCCGGTGAAGGGTTATGTTCAGGGTTTAACAGGTGTTTGCGCATCAATTTTGCAATCTCCCTGGACGGGATGCCGTTACTCAGTCCTAATAGCATATCGGCTTCCATATCGCCCCGGAAGCCCTGTACATGCTGCCAGATTCGGTCCGAAAGGTTCAGCCCTTTAGCTTGCCGGTTAATAAACTGCTGACGGGCGCCATAATTCGGGTCGTAATAGATCCGCTTTGCCTTACCAGATAGTTCGAATCCCTTTAGGTTTTTATCAAGGAAGACCGTGTTCTTATGGTTTGATATCTCCCATGCCTGATTGATACCGTTAACGACGTTTATTTGCAGTTTCTTCGCTATCTCCCGAAGGGTTAGTTCAATACGCTTTTTCAAGAAAGGATACTTTTTAATATCAAAGCCGACAAACTTTACTTTGTCTGCCAGCTTTGATATATCAAGTATTTTATTGTGCCATATTTTCTTTGCAGTCAGCTGAAATTTGACTTCCGTATCCAACAGCCATTTTTGCCAGAAGTCTTCAGTATCTATCACCATACAACAGCAGTTTAGTCAATGTTTAAATTACCTGGCGCCACATCAGCTGCGGCGGTTGCTTCTTCCTGCATCTTTTCTATTTCCTTCTTCGGATCAGTCACAAATGGGTTCATGGCTACTGCTGTTTCCTGTGACATTACTGGTTTATCGTACACCGCTTTGGTTAATATATCAATCATTTCGGCAGGGTTATCAGGAAGGAAGTATTTAAACTTCGGTTCTATCTTAATTTGCGTGATTGACTTGATATTTGGTGCAATGGTAGCTATAGCAGCTTTGATCAAGTTTATACGACGCTGAACTGATTCACCGAAATTACCTGCTTTAGTAGCGGCTTTCATGTGTGCTGCTAAAAACAACATCTTTAAAGCTACACCTGAAAACGTGTTGACGCTTTTCATTTCTTCCAGGCTGATGTTCGGCGTGTCTGTTAAGTTATAGATCATGCGAAGCAGCAAATCCGTTTCGTTCTTAACTGCTTCAGCCGCCGTTTCCCATGTCAAATATTCTACTTTACCGTTTGTGCCTGATATCTGCAAAAGCTTCCCCTGTTCGCCCTTATCACTGAAGCCGGTAACATTACCATATGCCAGCAAGATCGGAGCACCAAAATAATCATTTGTATCAGCTGTATTGCTGGTACTGGTTTCAAGCCTTTCAATTAAAGGCTGTACGTCGCTCCACTCTGGCAAATCCTGACAGTAATAAACGATGTTGATCTTTTTAAACGGATTCGGTTCGGGTGTCATTACGTAACTACCAGACGAATCATTTGCTTTGTAGGTAGTATTCTGTGCATATAGTTCGAAGTAGTTAACCGTCTTTTTATCTAAACTGACTTTGTAGCCACGGCCAAACGCTATCATGTCACCCTGATCGTCAAAAACGGGATATAAATCATCGCCTAAACTGGCAGCGACAACCTTCATACGCAAACGATACTGTGCTCCTTTGGCAGCGGTATCATTCCAGTAATCGGGGTCTTTATCGGCCACCTTTTCAGCATACCATATTTCTGCAACCTGTGTTTCTCCCATCATCTTATTAGCCAGATCGATGTTCTTGTAATCAACTTTATTGTCGTCGATTATCTTGGTAAAGACATCAAATATAGGTTGCTGCTGATCTGTTAAAGGTGCATGTTCGTATGTGATAGGGTTGCCACAAAGAAAGGCCGCTGCACGGCTTGTAATCTGCTTCTGAAGTGCAAAAGGTATGCGGGCAACCTTAACAATTTTAAGATCGGACGCCTTTTCAGGACCGTCGGTGCTGCTGGTATTGATGATTTTATCCTTCCTGATGTCGGTCTTCATCACATCATGTTCCATAGGGTTCATCTGCTTCAGCCACTTCATAACATCACTTTTACCGTATGTTTTAACGGCTGTCATGATTTCAGGGAATTTAGAGGCTTCAATGTTTACAAAGTCAGTTATTTTCATGAATAGTGTTTTTTAAGATTTGAAAACGTTTTTCGTTCCATGATGCAAGATCGTGATTGCGCCTGCACCACTCCTGTAATTCCCGCCCTTTTGCCATAGCGGTAAATCTATCCGATAGTAGCTGTTCCATGTAATATTTCCAATCTGCGGATGTTTCGGCAAAATAAACAGGTGCCTCACAATCACTGTACGGGGCTGTATTTTGACAGATAACAGGCAATGCGTACACGCCTGCTTCCAATATCTTTAAATTGCTTTTACAGCCGTTAAATTCATTTTCTTCCAGTGGTACAATTACCGCATCAGCACCACGCAGTACGTTCAAATATGCTTCAAGTGGCATGTTGTTGATCCGGGTGTAATTACGAAGTTTACCATTGCTGGTGAATGCCTCTTCTATCTTCTTCCAAACACCGTCACGGCCTTCGTCGTACCCTGCCAGGGTAAAGGCTGCATCCAAATGGTTTCGTGAAACTTCTAACAGGTCGTTTTTGATAGTCTTGATGTCATGGAGGTGACTTTTCTGGCCGGCATAGATAAAATTAAACTGTTTGCGTTTAGGTAGGCCAGCAGGCTTCGCAAATTGACCATGACCATATGGCAACGCATTAGGTATCACATGTACGTTTTCATTCAACTGGCGGACCTTTGCTGCTAAACGTTCAGTAGTCACCGTTACCACGTCAGCAAACTTTATATTGTCCCTGATCGTTTGTTCAATGTTGTGATACTTGTAATAATCGTATAGAAAGTGGCCAGGATACAAACGCCAGTAGTCGTCCAGGTCTAAACAGACTTTAAAACCGTATTGTGCTTTCAGCTTCTTCAAGTGCGGTAATCCACCAACAGGAAAGTCACGGTTAAATACCACAATGTCAGCTTCCTTCAGCCGGTCATTAATATCGTTACTGGTGAAGTCAGCTACGTACTTTCCGCCATACAAAAAAGGCAGCAATATACGATGATAGCTGCATCCTGAATTTTCTGTGTTTATTGCTAATGCTTTAATCTTCTCTGTCATGTTGTTGTTGATTTACTGCAAATTTAATGTCTTTTAACCTTTAAAATTTCATATACTTTCTCTGTTAAATATCCTATTAAATACGCATAGGCTTCACAGGAAGCGTCAGTCAGAGTAAATCCGAAATAACTTAGCGATGTTTCTACCGCATGAAATATTTCGTGCTGTAACATAGCGTATCCAGATGGATCTATAGGCATATGCTTCAATCGTATTAATCCGCCTTGCTTTGTCTTTTTAAAATATCCATTTGTTCCGTCAACGAACTTGCAATCAAACTTCCACTTAAAATTGTTCTCACGCATAGCACGTTTTAACTCTTTATCTGATTCGCCAAATGAAAACATTATATCGAATGGATAAATAACTAATGGAATGATAGTGTTTAGCTTTTTCATATCTTAATGTAATGCGCCACGCCATTTGGTCCCCGGCTGGCCTTGTCCTAAAATTTCACTCAATGTAACGTACCTGCTGCCATCAATAATGTGGTTAAAATCATCAATTGGAACGTTCAGGAACTTGCCTGCTTTGTTCTGCTGGTAGGTGTAGTTTTTAAACTCCTTTATCGTGTTGTAGCTATCTTCAGTTACACAGATTTTCATTCCCTTCATTTTGTCGATACCTGCAACCACTGAACCAGCGCCTTTCTCAATACCCCATATATTGATACCTGCCATTTCAATTTCTGCAATTAAACGAGGATCAGCACTTTCAGATATCACCTTCTGACGGTTGTTATTCGCCTTGATATGTGCTATAATGTCTTTCGTCAACATATGCGTCTGATAGCACAATTCCTGTATCCATATAGTGTTGTGAGGTATGGAGTATGCAGTGTTTGAATGTGCAGTAACATCGTTTGTATATCCAAAATCCAGACCTTGCGGAATGTGTTTAACCCATTCAGGGATACGCGGTACAATTTCGATTTCAGGAAACACCAGACCTTCAATTTTAGCACGTTTACCCAGACCGTAAATATCCCACTTGCGCTTATCGACTGTCCCTTGTCTGTAGTTCGCTTCGGTAGGTTCGTATGACAGAATCTTCAGGCGCATGTTCAATGGCAGGAAGGCGTTATCCAACATAGTACTGTGCATAAAGCTACAGTTATCACGTTTTATCACCTTGTCATATATCCAGTGTTCTTCCTCTGACGGATTGTAGTCTAAAATAGCAAAACCGGAACATCTTTGTTCCAGTTGGTCAAAATCATCGTTGCTGGCCTCTATGGCTTCGTTGATCCAGAACGCATCGCAGGTTAAGCCGTGTAATTTCTGTTGATCATCCAGCCCTATGAACCAAAATTCAGTTCCAAACAGGGTGTAGATGTTATGTGTTTTGTTGTGGCTGCGTTCATTGTACCAGCCATATGCTTTCAGCACTTTTATGAAGTCGTTCAACACCGTTCCTTTGATCCAGCTGGCACGTTTGCGACAGATAACAACACGTTTAGGGCTGGCTGCATTGTGTTGTGCATATAACATCCAAAATTGGATGATGGATATTGTTTTGCTGGACCTGCTGCCCCCTTCCATCACAAACACATTGAACAACGCACGTTTGAAATTATTCAGCAGACGCCCAAACACTCTGGTCGCCTGCAACTTACCACGGCCCCCGCCCAAATCTTCAATCTGCATTCCCATCGGTAATTGGTTTAGGTTCGTCGTATACTGGCTTCTCGTTTGCGTCCGGGTTGTGGTCTATGATCTCTATTTCATCAATTGTCAACAGTTGTTTGTTCTTGCTTGGATCTTCAGGACCAGCCACGCCTAACATCTTCGCTAACGCAGATATGGCGTCTATCTTATTCGCTGTTTTATACTCTTCGATTATCAATACGTTATTGCCTGAAGTGTCTTTACCTTGACCGAATTTAACAGTGGTGATGGCTGCTGCTGCATCAACGGTTATGTCTGACATAGCCTTCTGTGTGTCATCATCATTGAACAGTTCCTTCACATTGAAGGTCATCAGCTTTTTTAACTCGTTAATCATCATATCCCTGTCAACACCATGATTTTTTCTTAACGCTTCATGCCGGTCTTTGAGGTACTGTTTAATCTCAGGATTCTTTAAAAGTTCATGCCCTACCTGGCCGGGGTTGTTCTCCGAATATCCGCTTTGCTTCGCGGCCTTCGTAGCGTTACCGTAGGTGATGTATAGTTCACAGAACATTATTTGTCTATCATCCAGCATGTAACAAAAATATACTATATACAACAAAAAAGTACCTGAATTTCTTCAGGTACTCAAACCTCATGCGGCCATCCTACTGTATTGCATCTACCATGTTGATGTTATAGCCACCGTCCTGATAGTCGATGAAGGCGTTTTCAGCCGTGTATTTTTCGCTGTCGGCTTCATGCACTGGCCATGTCTGCTTTATCTGTGCAGCCTTGTCATATCCATAAATTTCGTCATTCCGGTCAATGTGGGTGGACCTCAAATCATACAGGTAACGGTTCTGAAAACCCATTTTTTCGCATCTAACGTTATAATCGTTGTCAATCGGAGCGTATAAAGTGCCGAAATTCTTGAAATAACCCACTTTTTCGACGATATCACGGGTTAACATGAACTGGCCGATAACGTGGCACGGTTCGGACGGAATAGGCCCGTTTCCGGGATAAGTTGACAGCATACCATGGCGAACACCGTAGGGTTTACCTTCACGCCACACATATGCTACTATTTTGTTAGCTATCCAGTTGTATTGCTCCACGATGTCGTTTGCCATGAATTGAAAGTAGGTGTAGCCTTGATCCATCGCCTTTTTCAGCAGGAAATTCAACCCTTCGGCTATCCCTATGTTGTTTTTAGACTGGTATACCTGATCACAAACCGTGTTCAGGTACTCCATAACGCGTGGATCTTTGCTTCCCTGGTCCAGGGCGATGACGTCAACCGAAACGCCGGCATTCTTGATGTTGGCAGCAACTGCACGGGCCATCAATTCGTATCGTTCAAAAGAAAGTAGTAAAATCACTACTTTATTTCTTGGTATATTGTTCATAGTCGGTGAGATTTTGTTTAAAGTTATTAGAAATTATATCAAGTTCATCAGAAGTGAAGTTTTGCATCTGAATTTTATTTTCTCCGATTTGCTTTGCAGGCACACCAGCATAGATGAAGAAAGCATCTGTCCTCAGCCGTTTAGATACCACAGCGCCTGCACCGATCATGCAGTATGGCGCCACAACCTTACGCTGATGAATAAAAGCACCGCATCCAACGTTTACACCTATGCACAGCAACGCATGTCCACCAATGATAGCCCCTACTGACAAGATAACATCATTACAGATAGTAGCATCATGTCCCACGTGTGAGTGTTTCATCATCATTATTCCATCACCGATGTTAGTAAACCCTGGAGACGTAAGTGCCGAATCAATGGTAACATGACCAGTGAATTTATTGTTACTTCCAATTATAACGCGGCCGCTGTTTTGTGGATTCCACCCTTCTTTGTGTTCTGCCGGTGCGCCTATCACACAGTAAGGTCCGAAGTAGTTGTTTTCCTGCATCACAACGCCAGGATAAATCACGCAGGTAGGATGGATATAATTCGAACGGTGGAAATGATGGTTATGCTCTTCGATCATTCCATTCTCCTTAAAAAAGTCCTGATAAGTTTCAATTGCCATGATATTTAAGTTTTTATTAAAGTGATAGTATTTTAACTGTAAAAACCGTTTGGACCACATGGACCAGTTAAGTACCAAAAGTAGGACCATATCAAACCCTTGCTAGTGGCTATTTGGACCACATGGACCACATTATCTTCTATATTTAGTATAAATAAATAAATAATAAATTAAAGGGTAAAGGAAACAAATAGAAAATAGGGCTAAAAAAAGTGCAACACATCTGGTCCATGTGGTCCAAATGGCCACCACGGCGGATTTGATCTGGTCCAAAACGTGGTTCACTTTTGGTCCGAATTGGTCCAAACAGCCACCAGAGCCAATGCAACTGTCGAAAAAGGTTCGTAAATAGGAACCAAAGGCCCAAAAACTACCAAAATATGTGGTCCGAATCTGGTCCGCCCTTAAATCTTTTTCAAAAAGCGGTTCTCATACTTGCCCCCCGCCTGTCGGTTTTTCTTACTTTCGAACCCGATATTGAAGTTCTCCGACGCCACTTTAAGGGCTAATTTGAACCGTTTTTGCGAATATTCCTTCTTGTCCCAATCGTTCACATTTAAAAAATCGTTATACAGTGCCGAGGTTTGGTGCCACTCATGGTTGTCATTTTCGACCAAATCAAGATACCATTCTGTGAACTCCGGGGTGAACATATTGCTGACTTTTTTTCGCTTATATTTATCACCCTGATCAACATCGGCAACACCAAATTCCAGATAGTATTTAACACAATAAAACATGTAATTATAAAACCGGTTCCATTCGTCTTTGTCCCAATCTGCATACATTAAGTGTCCATATTCGTCAGCTGGTGATTTGCCAGGTCCGAAATAATCGCTGAACTCAATGGTCTTTTGACGACGTTTAGCATGATTCCCGCTGTCGTTCATGCCGTAATTGGATGTGAACATTACCTTTGGGCTGTCTTCATAGTTAATAAATAACTCAGCCTGGTTCTTCTTCTCAATGGTGATGCCTTCAGTAATAATGCTGTAGAACAATTCGAAATTAAAGTTCTTCTGAATGTCCTGAATGGCCACTATTTTAGTATCCATCTTTACACGCTGAAAGGCAAAGGATTTGTCCATTTTGAAATTCTTACCATCTATCGTTTCTATGTTGGTCATATGCTCAATACCCTTTACGAATAACCCTTTACCCGTTCCGCCACCTTTTGCATCGTCTTCAGTTTCTTCACAGAGTATAACGGCGAATGCGTTGGCCGGATGCTTGTATTTATGCAGCAAATAACCTATGATAGAAACAGCGGAAAGTGTACGTGCTGGATCTTGCCCACACACTTTGAAAATGAAGTCGCTAAACTCACATTCAAAATCTTCTGTCGGTTCAAGGTCTATATTTGCGTCGCGGATATCTGACTTCCATATTACTTTGTTAACATCACCGTAGTTCAACAGCTTCATACTATTTGCGGTGATCTCAACAATGCCGTTATTGAACGGGTAATAACAAACGTCTTTGCTATCACGGAGGAAGTCAGGGTTTACATGATTAACAAATTCAAGTATATCGTCGCCGAAAAGTTTGGTATCCTTATAAACACACTCTAATAGGAGCTGTTTAGGGTACAACACACCGCTTTCAGGTTCGAATAACATCAGGTAATCTTTGATGAACTTACGCAGGCGCTCACTGGACACCTCTGTAAGGCGGTTACGGTCATTATGCACGACTTTAAAAACCGGTGATGACTGATCATAAAAATACAGTCCAAAGCCGTTAGATTCCAGGAAGTCAACGAACTTCGCCCTTGGTAATGCCACTTTGTTAAGGGCTTCGTTATAGTCCCAAAATTCATTGATGCCGGCTTCTTCTTCATTTACTACGGCGTTAACGATCTTTTCTGCATCTTCTTCAGTCATGGCAAATTTATCAGCCATTGCCAGTGCTGCGGCGCCTGTTGTCATCCCGGTTGATAATTGCTTTTCAACAAAGCGCCGTTGTTCATTCCCTATCTTGCGGAATGCTTCTCCGAATCCGGCGGCAAGTAATTTTTTATAAGACTGTTTGTAGTCGCCATTACATTCAAGTATGGTAAATACAGCACATGGTTTGTAGCCTTTATTCACTTCGAATATGGTAGATGACGTGAAAACGGCAAATATGTTTTTGACACGATGAAAGTCGCCTGAAGTCTTTGCCTGTGTATCGCCTGGACGCTGGAAATACACTTTATCGTTACGTTCATAGACGAATTTCCACCCATGACTGGTAAGCAGTTGTACTATGTCACCACGTTCATTGTAATCGGCAAACGGGCTTTTGCTCATTGGCTTTTGCTCAATAAACTGTGACTTGTGGGATACCATTTCAACCACTTGATTAAACGAACGCGCTATTTCATGCAGGTGGTCCCTTTCTTCGCTTGTAAGAACGGGAATTTCCCGTATGCTGTTTGATGTGAAGGAATAACCAGGTGTCGGAACTGCTGCGATGTAACCTGCTTCACCACGTGTTTCGATTAAAGCCTTGTGCTTTTCGTGTGGGTTTTTCGCCTTCTCTTCTTCAGTTGTTTCACGGCTGGCTAATTTACGGTTACCTTCAATTTTAGGCGAACGGTAAATGATATGATAACCACCATTAACTGTTTTTGCAATAACCAATTTTGCGGCCACGTCCGGCATTTCATCGACTACCCTTTGCATCATGTCATCGAACAGCGTACCGGTCAGGTCATATTTGCAGTCTACGTCGATCGCTTCCATATTACCGGATATTTTACCGGTGATGATGGCTAAACCGACCGTTTTAGCTGATGAGAAATTCTGATCGATTTCATCTGCTGTTGGTAACTGCTCCTGGTACTTCTTCCAATAAAGGATGGAACGTTTATTTGCGTCCAGTGGTATTGCGGGAATGCCCAGTTCTAAATATGCTTTCGCTGATTTTATCAACTTATTGGTCATACGATCGTCTTTGCCATTTTAAAAAATATACCAGATCAACACAAATATGCTTTACGGGCGATTGTAGGCACGTAGGATACTAAACAACATATTGCGCTGTGCTGGCGTAATATGTGGGATATCCTGTATCTGCAATGCCTCATAGCCTGGTGTCGGATAAGTCACGATGTAGCCTTTCTCACCTTTGGATGAAATAACCCGTTCGCCATTGATGGTAGCAAGGTACTGAGGCGGTCCAACTTCTTCACAGCGATATATTAGGTGATAGCCGCCACGGGGTGTTTTGATCATGCAGAAAATAACCATTCGCAGTAGCGGACATCCCTTTATTTTCTTCATGATATCAAGGGCAAGATCGCCACCATATTTGGTGGTTTGCATATGATAGCAATCAATGTCGATGGCTTCCAGGTTGTCGGATGCTTTGCCGGTCAAAATGGCAATTCCATGATGGTCGTAGGCGAACCGTGTTTGAGTTTTCAGCCTGCTGTTGGTTTTATATTCCAGCCTTGACCATTCAGCAGATACAGCAATTTTACTTTTGTGAACTGGTATAGCGACGATATTGTTATTGTGCATTGAGATTGCAACATCAGTGTAGTTCATAATATTAACTTTTTAATAGCTTTTCTGTCCGGTGGCGAACTGTTTCGTAATAGAATTTTTGTAATAGCACTTTGGTCAGATCAAACCGGCGCTTGTGCATATAAGGCGCCTTTTTCACAATTTGTGCATAATGACTTATGTAAATCAGCCCTGCATATGCCGGGACTTCTTCAGGTTTGATCAGACCTTCAGGACATGCATAGTAAAACACGTTTGGTGTGATGATGCTGGCTACTTCCTGAATTTTTATACGTGACGCTTGTGCATACATTCTGCGCGTGTGCTTCGTCAAGTAATAGTCTTTGTATCCATTCAGCATTTGGTTATGTTCAAATTGATCGCGATGTCCACTATTCAAATGATCTACATGTTTATTATTAAAAACATCGTTATATCTGAACGATCGCGGGGTGCATAAAGTAAACTGATTATATTCGCATATAAAGTCGCCTTGCGTATTCCCCAGGTCATGAACGAAGTGTGTTTGACCACGCATGATGGCGCTGAAGATCCTATGTTTATCCTTTTTAAAATCGGCAAAGAAGTCGGACCGGCTGATCTTGATTTCTACTTCGTAATCGTTATTTGATTTTGTACTACTGAAGTAGTCACATTCCCAATTATACACGTATGAGTTGTATAAATGGTATTGGTGGTTGTTGAACAGGTAAAAAACCTTTTGCTGAATGTCCTTTGCAGTCATACTATATATTTTCGTTTAACGCTCTGGTTATACCGTTAATTTCATTAGTGACTGTTCTGTAATTCCGCAAAGCCTCTTCGTACTTTTTACGTTCTTCTGGTGCTGGTAAACGGTACATAGTGATAACACCTGAACAGTTTTTAACAATTTCCTGCATCTGCGCAACATCAGTTTGTTGTTCTGCTAATTTCTGAACTAACAAGTCGAATGCTATTTGCTGTAAAGCGTTCATAATTATATATTTTTAAGTTGATCAATCATGCTTTGAAAACTGTTACAGGCATAGGCTTCACACTTCCACACATTACGTATTTTATTTAGCCGGTGTTCCTGTAATCCCTTATTGATAGGGTCTTTGCTATAGTCTTTAAACTCTAACCAGACTGTCCGCTTTTGGAGTGGGTGCCAGCAGTAATCGTCCGGCCATCCATCAACACCGTATTTGAGTACCAGCCAGCCGTGAGCGCGTAAGTGATCTACACTTTTTCTTTCAATTTTACTTTCTGCCATGTTAGATATTTTACATGCCTATGCGTATGAAGTTTATTTTTTTGAAGGTCTAAATCCTTTCGATATAAACCTGCTGAGTGCAATACCTTTCCGCCTGGAATGGCGGCGGAACTCTGCATAAGGTATCAGCTTCAAATCGTATGCGGTGCAGGCGCTAAACAGATGCGTAATTGCATCACGGTATCTGTAACCACCTGCCATGCTTTCAATACGAATTAAACGGCTGTAATCAAGTTCACTGTCAGGGATGATAGAAAATTCAATGGGGCTGTTAGGATAACGAAGTTTGATATTCTCCATTAGTTGTTTACGGTGCAAAATGCTGGTGTACCTGATATCCACTGTTCCTGTGTTGCCGGATGCGTGTCGGTAGTAGGTGACAATAACTTTACCTGTCATACTTAACTAATTAAAGGGATCTTCGAAATTATTGTTTATCCTTTGGGGTGGTTCTGCAATGGGTGAAGGCGGTGGCGGTATAGCTTTCTGTTCTGCAATTGTCAATTCAATTTCCTGTTGTTTGGCGGTGAGCAAAACGGCTTCCTTCTTCAGTAACCACGGCATGAAGTCGCGTTTAAAGTACTGAAGTGTGTAGTCCTTTTTATTCATCACTGATTCATATATCTTTTGTTCGATTCCGTTTTCTGCCAGCAGCCATATTACTATTACCGGACGGTCACGGTCCTTTGTTATTTGACGTGCGCGGCCTTGCCAATAGCTATTTGCCGAAAAGTCAGGGTTAAACATGATCTGAAGGTCAGCAGTAGATACGTTCACACCCTGTTTGCCGGAAGATATCTGACAAATAAACATAAGGTCAGCCCTTTCGTTGAACAGTTCCGGGCTGTCAGTCCAGCGGCCTTCAAAAGCAGCCTTCAACATTTCACCTTCAGCGATGAACTTGTAAAATATCACCAGCTTTTTACCAGCGAACTTTTCAAGTATGTATTTAACCTTGCTGTCATCAAACTTCATGGTCTTTGGCGCTGCTAAACGCTGTGTACCGTCTGGCTGATCTTCAAGTTGAGGTTCTAACTTTACTGTACCGGAAAATATCTGATGTAATTTGTTTTGCACCTTAACGGCCGTGTCTGCGACGATCTCTTCACCATTGGCGCCAACGTACACACGTTTTTTAACGATCGTGTTGGCCAGGTTGTATGTAGATGGCTTCATTTTGATGTAGTGAATAAATTCCTGCACCTTTTGTTTAAATCCCGCCTCTTCCTGGCTATAGGTGATGAACAAATGCGCTGTTTCTTCAGCTATGCGCTGATGATTTGCTTCAGTGTAGTCATTATGTTCACGGTTTTTTATGAAGCGCTTTTTTAACTTCACATAACCTGCACGTACCCACGCATAGAACGTTTTATGTTCCTTCCACGGAGAGAAGGAAGATACCTTCAGCTGGTGGTATAGTTGGGATGGTGTTTCAGGGTGCGGCGTACCTGATAAAAACAGGATGATATCACCTTCAGCCAGTTGTATAAGTATTTCAGTACGTTCAGATGGCTTCGGGAATTGTCCCAGGCTGTCGGCTTCATCGACTACCCATATAGAGGGCTTCAGTACTTTAAAGTTGGGTGTCCACTCTCTTTTCTTCTTCTTACTTTCTTCTTCCAGTGTTTCGGCCACTACACGTTTGAACTTTACTATTGATTCGAAATTCAGTACTTCCAATGTGAAGGAAGGATTCATTTCGGCATAGTCATTTTCTATTGACTTGATGGCCTTCTTTTTAGTTATAAAATTTACGTGCTTTGCGCCGAACTTTTCACAGGTAGCAAAGGCGCAAAAGGTCTTTCCTGTGCGTACTTCCATTGCGATATACCCTAACTTGTAAGTTTTCAGTATTTCACACATGCGGGTGCTAATGTCGTCCTGATAATCACGTAATTGAAACATGCGTAGTGAAGTTGTAAACAGGTCAGGACGTAACGCCTGACCTGTTGATGTATGGTAGTAGTTTAGTAATTATTAGAACGGAAGATCATCATCAGCGCCGTTGTTCACCTGGTAGTTGCTGGATGTATTAGCAGCCGGGGTGTTCGCTGTGGCGACGTTACCCATGTTCGTTGTCTTACCGGAAGCGGTGTTTACGGTTCTGTTTGCAAGCTTAGGAAGGATATTATCTTCAACGAACTTTTTACAAAACACCTGCATGTCCGTATCGTCCCACTCCATTTTACCTTTATGCATTTTCTGGACCATTTCAGGCATTCCATTAGGGATATCTTTTGTAAAGTGCCACGGTAAAGAATCCTTTCCGCCGCCCTGGTTCAGATAAAGTGCAGCGCTGATCTTGCCATCTGGCTTTTCTTTTCTCCACGGGTTGAAAGTAACCGGCTGTGCAAAGTCAACGTTCGGCAATGTCTTCACAAATGAGTAGTAATACCGTGAACCAACCTTCAGCTGAAGGGCATATTCGTCATCGATGATAACGTTCAGTCTTTCACCGTACTGTTCGTGTTTGTTGTAATACATGCCGGTGATCATTCCTTTGATCGCCTTGTATTCAAGCTGGTAAACTGTTTTCTCGTCCGGCTTGCCGGCGTTATAAATGTTTTTTACAGCGCCTTCGGTTTCTGCCGTCGCTGTTTTTGCCAATTTGCCGTTTCCGTTGATGGAAAGGAAGGTTTTGCCCTGGCTACTTGATAATTCGGCCATGATGTTGTTTTTTTATGAAAGTGAGTAAATAAAAACTATGCTGTTCTTGTCAGTGCAATCGGTGTGGCTGTCAAAGAATCGTGTATTTTTTTACACCATGCTTTTGTGTCAGTAGAAAAGTCGGCATTCATCATCCATGTGGTGTAGCCGGCGTCTTCTTTTAACACGTCTTTGCATTTTTTGTCTTTGTGCTTTCCGAACGTATAAATATAATCACCTGCTGCGTCAATTGCAAATTTTCCGTAAAGGTCCAGTCTGATTTTGTCGTTGTTACAAACCAGATTCAGCCCTTCAATGCTGTCAGGTAAATCGGTATGGCGCTTCAGCTGTTCCATGAAGACTTCCATAGTGGCTTCTATGTCAGCCAATGCCCCGTGGGCGCCTTCCAGTGGTTTACCGGTGTAGTGCAGCACCGCAGCAGCCAAATCACGCTTTTCGTATATCTGGAAAATCTTAAACGCATCAAGGAATTTGATACCGTCCAGATTCCAGGCTAAACCACACCTGGCGAACTCTTCGAACAGGAGCGGGATATCAAACCGGTTAGAATTGTAACCTAAGATGTCACAATCTTTGATAAAGTTCAGCAGCTTTTCCGCTTTGTCTTTGAACATTGGTTCATCTGCAACCATATCGTCCGTGATACCATGCACGTCGGACGCTTCAGTTGGGATCGGAATACCAGGATTGAACCGGGATGAAGTTTTTGTGATTTTGCCTTCAGGACCGACGCCGATCTTGATTAGCGCCATTTCGACAATACGGCCCGTTTTAGGATCTGCACTGGTCGTTTCCAGGTCTAAGGCTACCAATGGCCTTTTTAATTCAAATTTGATCATAATACAATCTTTTTAACAGGGTTTGAAACTGGTGGTGCCGAAGGAACAGAGGCAAACGGGTCTTCTTCCTCTTCGACAACGGATGCCGCCTGTAGTTCAGAAAGTTTTTCTGACACGTTTTGCAGGGCTGGTGTCACACCATCTTCTATGAACAGCTTTGGTTTTTCTGTGTTTGGTTGTGCCGCTACCTGATCAACAGGACTGACAGAAACGACCGTTGCGGTTACGACCTGTGCTGCTGGTGCAGCAGGAATGGACCCTTCTACGACCACAGGTGCATAAAGTCCATCTTTACCAACGATGCCCACGTTGTGTGGCTCCATGCCAGCCGGAACAGCCGCCTTTACGATCACCACTTCAGGTGATGGTATGGTGTTCAGCTTGTAACGGTCCGGGAACTTCAGGTTCTTCGGTTTGTAGTCCGGGTTTTCCCTGTCCCATACCTGGCGAAGCACTTGGAAAAAGTCAAAGTGATGTGTGATGCTGTCTTCCATTGGGTACAGCTTCCAGCCCTTACCCTGAATTGACTTTCCAGTCTTGTCAGGACCACGATGTTCTGATTTCAGATGCAGGATACCACAACGGGTGATCATGTGTTCCGGGTGCTGTTCGTTCCACATAGATGCATATGCAGAAATTTGCAGCCAGAAGGATTCGTGCATGTAATTCGACGTTTTGTAGTCGATAATCCATATTTCGCCTTTGATACGGCAAATCAAATCTATCTGACCACCTAAACGCAGGTTAACCGACAGCAACTTCAATTCCAGTGCAATGACCTGCGGCTGTACGGCCTCCCAAAACTCAATGAATTTGCTGATGGACTGCCACTCAGAAAGGTTGTAGCTGTCACTGATCATACGGTTTGCAAAACCGTTTCCGATCCACTTAATTTCGTAACCTTCTAAAATAGCCTGGATAGCGTCGTGAACCTTGCGGCCTTCAGTGCCAGCACGGCGAAGTACTTCATCTGCTGCATGTCCTAGGTCTTTTTTCCAGACTGTTAGACCATATCCGTCCGGCATTACTTCCAGCACAGTTGTAACAGAAGGATAATAATTTTCAAAATCTTCTGTGTAAAAACGATCGTCAAGAATGTTCAGCTGATGAACGTTTTCCTGGTGAAATATTCTACCCATTTGTTTGTTCTTTTGGTTTGGCGCCTGTGTTGATTTGTTGTTGACATTCAACATAGACAATTTGTGAAAATTTTTTTTCCCGTTCACCTTCTTTGTTCCTGTAGTGGTCTACTACGAAAAGGCCGATATCCTTATGTCTGAATACAGTACCTACCTGAAGCAAAATATCAGCCTGTGTCGGCAATATATTTTTCTCTAAACAAAGATGATATATATAAGCCATCAGATATTTTTTGTAAAACAGCCGAACCAATTGGCCGGCTGTTTCAGATTGTAGGTTACTGATTTTCGAAAGGATCTTTTTCTTCTTCAGCACCAGCGGCCGCGCCGTTAGCAGCTTCAGCAGCAGGGTCACCCTGGGCGATAGTATCTATATTTACTACCGGTGCAGCAGGAATTTCCAGATTGTCCGTGCCATTTACAGCAGACGGTGACTGCTGTTCAGTTGTCACAGGTGCTTCAGGCGCCGTCATTTTTCTGAATAAGGTGTTCACCAGTTCTTTTTTACGAAGATCGATGTCTTCATTCAACTGCGGGAACTCAATGTGTTTTTCCCATCCTTCACGCGGTTCGTCCCAATTATTAGCAGCGATCAGTTTGTTGGCCACTTCCAGCGCCTTTGTCGGGTCTTTACGTTTCGACATGCTGATTGCTTCATTGCTGTTAGCCAGGGCGGTCAGCACCGCGAAGATTGCTTCTGAAGGTGTCGGTTCGCCTACAATCAACTCAAGTTCTTCAGCCGTAAAGTCCTGAATGTCGATTTGCGTAATTTCCATTTGCGACATATCCAGTTTAAAGCCCAATTGCATTTTGATTTCTTCAATCAATTTTCCCGGGGCTACGTCCAAAGTGTCTGCGATGTTGAATGCTAAAATGATCTTTTTCATAAAAAATAAGTGCAGTAACCGACTGCGGACGGGTTTAATATTTCATTAATTTTTGCCATGCAATGATATCAAATAAAGTGGCTTTAATCACTTTTTCTTTCACCATCTTTGGTGGTTTAAAATCCGGTGAATAGCTGTACCAGTATTCTGAATAGGGCTGGACTTTTGCTATTCGGTTGTACAGTAATCTGTACTCGATGCCCTCTTTTGTTACTGCGTCCGTTACTGATTCGAAGGAAGATATCAGTTTCCCCTTAGAATTGAATTTGTAAACGGATTTTGAAGGTCTAGGCATATCACAAGTTTACAATCATCAGAAATTTTCATCATCATCAAATCCATAGACTATGTCATCAGTGATTAAACTATAATCAATGGTAGGAAATAGCGACAATTGTTCTGCTTCACTATCAGGATCAAAAGGCGCTGTTTTTCCCTCAATGTAAAGGACTACTTCTTGAACACAACGACGAACATGTTCTTCTAATTCTACGCCGTATAAATACTGCTCATGTTCGTTCTGATACTTAGTGAAGGGTGTATTTACGTTCATCACTTTGCCGTTGTCCAGTTGCCGAACTCCTGTGATCGTTACCCCTGAGTGATCGCCTGAACCACCTAACGAAAAAGCAGTAACTAAAATTTCAAACAGAACAGGGTGGGCCTCTCCTTTTTCGTAGTGGTCTTCAAGTTCTTTAACAGGCGCTAATTTGCATAAATAGGCCATGTGAAATTTCAGACCATCGAAGGCTTTCTTTAGGTCAATATGTGGGTCGTGATGAAATTTAACCAACATTTCACGCTCACGGTCCTGTTCAATGCCTTCAGAACCGATGGTGTAAGTTTCGTAATACAGCACGTTCAAATAATTGACAGAAGTCAGTTTCGCGTTCTTTACAACTTTCTCGTTCATGCGTTATGATTTAGTTAGTGATAACGCGTTCTTGTAGCAGGATGCAGTTTTTATCTGTCAGTTCTTCGGTACCTACGTACTCAATCACCAGCTGATAGCCAGCATCAGTTAAATACTTTTCAACATCCTGTTGTTTGTTCAGATCCAGCAGGTTAAAATCTTGCAAGAACACAAACTTCAGTTTTTGACCTAAAGAAGAAAGAAGAATCGGAACCATTTTAATCAGTTCACCGGTACTGAAGTATGGTTCTTTAATTGGTTTGCTATCGAAGGTCAGGCCACCTTCTTCGTCAACAGCCAGGTTTTCAAACGGGAATGGAAGTGTTTTAATGTAGTTCAGGCGCTTTTCAACTTCAGCATCCTGTTGGGCCTTATTATCTGTCAACTGCTTTGTCAAGTCGTCCAGGTCTTTTTTCTTTTTTAGGTAGGCCGTATATTCAGTAGCTTTTTTGTTCGTCTGACTGGCTTCCAGAATTTGTTTGTCGATAGCCTGAATGGTGTCATCCTTTGGCATTTCTTCAACATATTCAGGAACTTTCGGTGTGTACTTTTCCAGCTGTTCAGCGGTAAGTGGTTTTTTGATCTTGCCTTCAAATTCATTTATCAAAATCAATATGGCTTCCTGCAAAGATCCTTCAACAGATTCATTAGGATCAATACCTAATGATGTGAATAATTTTTCAAATGAATCATAGGCAGATTGAACGCAATCTTTTCCGTCTTCAATTGATTTGTTATGCGCGGCCAGTTTAGCATTCCACAACTGAAGGTCAGATTCATATTTTTCTTTTGCTTCCTTGTTATCCTGCTTGTTCTTTTTATAAAGTTCATTCAGGCGCATACGTTCGGCTTCCTTCTGTGCTGACAGGTCGGTCAAATCGACTTCTTTGCAGAACTCAACTTCAACCAGTGTTCCCATAGCTTTGATCTCACGATTGATGCCGGTGTACTGGTCCTTTAAAGCCTTGATGTTAGAATCAAAAGTAGTGGTGTCGATACCCAATGCGCGGGCCTGGTCAAATGCTGACAGCTGAACGAACTTTTTAGGCGCAATCATAAATTCGTTAAATAACTCCGTTAACCAAGGCTGGTCTAACTTCATGCCGGCCGGACCTTCAAAGCGTACTGTATTGACGTCTTTGGTCATATTGCGTATGACTTTTACTTCCACGCCTGTTTGTTCATCATAAAGGGTCATTTCGCCTTTGCTGCTTTTGCCATCAGGACCAATAAAGCGGAAACGTTCGCCTATCAGTGGTGATTTGCCGTTTGTTGCCTTCTCTGCGATCCCTTCAAACATGAACTGCACACCGGTGAATCCTAATGTTGATTTGCCTGCGCCGTTGGGACCAACTAAGTAGGTAACACGATCGTCGAACGATGCAGATACCTGCGCATACTTGCCGAAGTTGTTCAGTGTGATATCTTTTATTTTCATTTTTACTTTGAGTTGATACGGGTCAAAAATATTTCAGCTGTATCCTGGATAATTAAACCAGCCGCAAGCAAGGTCATTACTGCTGCTACCTGTTCGACCTTGCTGGTATTTATTTCCTGCGCATGAAGGATTTTATCATTCAGTATAACAGAAAATGCTGTGCAGCTTTTGCCGGTGGACATGTCAATTGATAACGTGCCTAAATCAACTTTGTGGTTCATGTTATTTAGAGTTAATTTCCTTCAGCTTGTTCAGGACGGTTTCGTTATCGGAGAAGAACAGTTTTGCATAATTAGGCAAAACGGCACATCCCGCAGTTTCGGTGTCATTGTTCTTTTCTATTGCAGCGGCAACCGGATTGATTACACAGGCCCATCCAGCCAAACAATGAGTAGTTCTACAATGCCAGTGGTCCATATTCAAAGATCCTGGCTGGCCGATCACAGCTTCAGCGATTTCCTTGATTAGTGCTTCTTCATCGACTGGCTGAACACCTAAACGTTCACACAGCACCTTCGCCGCTTCGTTATTCAACTTTGTATACTCAATGATGTACTGCAGGTCTTCATTCGACGGAGACTGCTTTAAAAGCTGTTC